CCAAGTACGCCTTCGAGGCTGATTCGGCTGGTTTGGCGCTTGGTTCGGGCGATGCAGTTGCGAAGATGCCTGCGATTGCTGCAGGAGCAGCGAGCGGTGTTGGTAATGCTATTGGTCAAGGTTCGTCTGCGGTTGCCGCGGTGGGGGCGGCTCAGGCGAGTGGCAATGCCATCGGTGCAGCTCTTGGGGCGGTCGTCGCCCGCGCTGGCGGTGTGGGTGCGGCAGTTGGTGCCAGCGGTGTTATTTTTCAAGCTAGCGGGCTGGCGGCGGGCTTTAGTGATTCGAGGGCCGTCACTGGCTTCCTCGGACAGGCTGCGGCAACTTCCGATGCGGCTGCGCTCAGCGCGACTTCCGGGATGCGGTTCTCGTTTGGGGAGGCCGATGGTGTTGGGCGTGCATTCGGATCGACAGCACCGTATGTTACACTTGCGTATGGATCGGCGGCTGGTGTCGGCGCCGCATATGGTAAGTTTTTGTTCCCCAAGCGGGTCATGTCGCTGTATGGGCGTCGAAGCGGTATGATGCTTCAAGGGGGCGCGCAAGGATTCGTACGATGAACAGCATACGCATCGAGCGAGCGCAGAACGGGTATGTTGTCTGCGTGGACGATCCGAAGATCGCCGCCAAGAACCGAAAATCCGATGGGCCGTATGTAGACCCGGAGCGGCAGTTCGTCTTCGACGACGAGTCTGAGGTCATCGCGTTCATTACCAAGAATCTCGACAAGATCATACCGGACAAGAAGGATGATTTCGCCTCCAGTTTCGACGCAGCGGTCGAGGAGAGTGACGAAGAGGAAAAGGTGGAGAACAAAAAATGAGCACGGTGCTTCCTGAGGATAACGAGTCGGCGCCGCTAAATGCGCGCTCTAAATTATCTGACCCACCATCTCTACCACCTACGGTGAAGACTCCTAAGCGGGTCAGAATCGTCCTGGAAGAGGACCCGGCGATTCCACCGACAGGTCTTTTCATTTCGGCCAATGGAAAGCCGTACCTGTTGATGGCTGGTGTCGAGGCGAGTGTGCCGCCGGAGGTGACGAGCATCTTGAACGACGCGGTGACCTCGGTACCAGTCATAGACCCGCAAACGCAGCGTGTTACCGGGTATCGTGAACGGCTTCGGTTTCCCTATCGGCGTATGGATTGATAGGTGATCTATGCGTACAGACGAATTACTAAGTGAGTTGCGTCATCACATACTTCGGGATGTTTCCGATCAGGTCTCTGGTGCGTCGGACTATCTGTGGTCTGATAACGGACTGATCAGGTACATCAACGAAGGGCAGACCCGGTTTGCCCGGCAAACCAAGTGCCTCCGTGATTCAGTGACGCCGCAAGTTTGTCAGTTTACGACTGTGGATAATCAGCCATTCTATACGCTCGACCCTCATGTTGTCAGTGTTATATCTATCAAAATGACAGGTGATGTAGCTGATCTGGCTCGTGCTGGACATGCTGATCTCGATACTTATCGTCAGCCGGATACCTACTTTTTTGATCCGGGTCAGCTTTCGAGCATGCCGCCAGGTAAGCCGGTGGCATGGACGACGGATGAGAGTGTGGTTCAGGAGATGGGCGGGTCTTACAGGGCGATCCAGTTGCGGCTCTATCCGACGCCGATAGTACCCTATGACGGCATTGTCGGTAACATGCGTGTCGCGCGGTTGCCGCTCGTTCCCTTGAGTATTAGTAAGCCGGATGCTTCTCCTGAGGTTCCGGAAGAGCATCACATGGATATCCTGAACTGGGCAGCGTATCTAGCGCTGCGCGGGGTCGACCTCGACGTCGCCGGGGGTGGCGCCTGGGATCGTGCCAAGGAGTTCCGGGCTGCGTTCGACGACGCGGTCAATGACATGAAAAGGGATGCGCAGTCCAAGATGTTCCGCCCACTGCAGTTTGGATTTGGTAGAAATGGTTTTAGTTGGGAGAGGTACTGACATGGTAGCGCTTCGACGCGGTATAGCACATTATCAGGGCGGTACCGAAGATACGACGGTATCTGCGCAGCCTGCGGTAACGCTGCAGCGTCCGTTGGTGTCTACGTCAGTAGCGCCAGCAACAACACCGGTAGTGTCAGCAACACCTGCGGTACCTGTGGCACCAGCAGCGCTGGCACAGCGATCGCCGCTCAGTACTATGGGGGATATGTTTACTGGTGGGTTTGGTAATGTTCTAGCAGACCCACGAGCGTCAGCGTTTTCTCAGTATATTGCTGGGATAAATCAGGCTGCGCAAAACCAGGAGCGGGCACAAAATCTTGCTCGTGGGCCTTCTGTTTATGAGAAAGTGACTAAAGGTCTTTTTGGCGACCAGGCTGACTGGGCGGATATTCAGAAACGCGATGTCACGGCTAAAACGTTAGGCGATCCGTTGGTGCAGCAGCATCTTACGGTCGATCCTCGTGCGTTAGCAACGGCCGAACAGGACCCGCACGGGTTTGCGGCTCAAGCTCAAGACCCGAGTTTCAGGGCGGAGATGATGAAAGCGGCGGCGATTCATAAAGCGGCAGCAGCCAATCCAAGGATAACTACTCCGGACGAGTACGATGCGACTGTAGATAGAGCGCGTGACGCTAATGCTCATCCGGACGTAGCGCATGTCGCCGTTGCGCCTCAGAAATATACGGTGGATGATTTCGTCAACACCTTCAAGGGTATTCCGACAGCTACCTTCATGCAGTTGTTTGGTGCACAGCTTCAGCATGTTCAGACCCCGCAAGAGAAAGCAGCGACAAAGGTCTTTGATCACATGCATGGTGTGTATGCCGATGCTAACCAGAGGGTCAAGGCTATGGAGGATGAGGACGCAGCACTATGGAAAGAGGGCAAATCTAAAAAGTACGACACATACATGTTGCCGTTTACAGGGAAGAATCCTTACAACACAGCAAAAGAAGAGCGGGACAAAGCGATGAAGGCTACCATGGATGCATTGTCCCAGTTCAGTGGAATATCCAACAAAGGCTACGTGGTACCGTAGGCGAGAACGATGGCTGAGCTGTACGATACTCCGTGGTTTAATACCAACTTGCCGCTGTCCGAGCCGGGTGCGTCGGCGTTACCGACGCGGCAGTTGCCGGCCGAGGTTCCGGCGACTGGCACTGGTGACTGGTTCACCTCTGGTGTCATGGCTGGTTTTCATGGAGCGCTCTCGGAGGGTGCCCGAGCGCTCCAGGCTGGTGCTCAGATGATGGGCTCGCCTGGTGCGGCCCAATCTCTCGCTGAGTTTGCTCAGGAGCATCATGCCCGCGAACAGTCGTACGCGCGTCCCGATCTGGAAGCCAACCCGTGGTCGCCCGCCGGGATCGGTTACCAGATCGCGCGTATGGTGCCGATGGGGGCTGCAGCTATTGGTGGGACCGCAATCGGGGCAGCGACAGCACCTGAAGCTGCAGCTGGGGCTGGTGCTGCGGCTATAGCTGCAGCGGCAAGGACAGCCTTTACTCGTCGTCTGGCGGGCGCTGCAGGGGCGATGTACCTCCCCGCCGCTGGAGCGAACGTTCAACGGCAGATCACTGAGACTGGCGAGCTTACCACTCCAGGCAAGGCGCTGGGACTTGGAGTGCCGGAAGCGATTGTGCAAGGAATATTGCCGGGACGACTGGAGAAGTTTTTCGGGGAAGGAATTTTGCGGGGGATCGCTCATTCTGCAGCGGCGCAAGGTGTTGCTGGTGGCGTGACCGAAGGATTGACCCAGTTGCTGGGTGACCCGAATCGTGGGTTCGCCGATCGAGCGGCTGCTATCGGACAATCGACCTTGAGTGGCGCAGCACTTGGTGGGATCGTCGGCGGAGCGTTCGGTGGTCTTCATGCGCTTGTCGGTAAACCAGCGCAGAGCATCAAGACTGAAGACCTTAGTAAGTCGGTTGATCAGGCGCTCGAACCGCCGGCACAGGGGCAGCTCCCATTAACTGGCGGTGGAGTGCGTCAGGGGCAGCCGCAAGGTGAGCTGCCATTACAGGCACCTCGCCAACCGCCTGAACGTCAGTTGGGCCTATTCGGTATGCCTGGGACGCAGACCGATCTATTTCGACCTGAAGAACCTGCGCCGCGGGTGGCAGAGGCGGCACCTGCTGCTGAGCCTCCTGCCGCACCTGCACCCCCCGCTGCTGAACCTCCGCCATACGTAATAGATTTCACCAAGGGCAGGGTCAAGGAGGTTACGGCGGAGTATGAAAAAGCGACGCCAGAACAACAAGAAGAAATGGTACAGCCGTTGATCGATCAGATTATCGAACGTGGCGGTAAACCAACAAAGCCACAGGAGAAATGGATCAAGGCGCTTGGGCTCGATATTTTGGACAAGGATACAGGTTACCTCAAGGACGAATTGATCCCGGAGCGGCCGCTTGAAGAGCCGCCAGAGCTTACAGCTGAGCCTGCTGCGTCGGTAGATCCAGGAGAACGGATCGAGTTTGCGAGCGCGGGGGCGCGGCGAGCGCCTGAGGGAACTGTCACGCAAGGAGTTACAAGACGTGCTCCTGTACCAGCTACTGCTGCGGAGCTGGCAGCTATCGAACGTAACAAGCAGCTCACGCAAGAGCTAATTAATGCACCACGAGCTGTGTCTACTGACCCCAATGCGGGTAGGGTTGGCTATGCTTCTGCGGGGGCGGAACGTCAGCAGCCTTCTATACCTGAGGTGCCTCCTGCTGAACTAGCTCCTGCGACAGACTATACCGGCCCGCTTCATAGTCAGATTCATCCTAAGGATGAGGCTGCCCAGGCTGCTTATCAGCTTGGGCACCAGGACGCGCGCGCCGATATTTATCGAGAGTTTCCCGGTGATCCTAAGTTCGGCTATGCCTACGAACGCGGGCGCAACGACGGCAGAGCCGCCATGAGGGCTGCTCGTGATGTTCCGATCAAGACTGTGGATGATCGTGCTGATGTTCGTGACGTGGTTCGAAAGGATATCAACACGATCGATGATCCTGTTATACAGGGTCGTCTCAAGGAAAAGGTAGATAAAATAGATGCAATGTTGCCGGGTGCAGCGGAGCGTCCGAATTCGGATTTTGCTACGTCGCTCAACACACTGTTATCGCGCTTGCGTACGGAGACCCAGGAGGCCGCACAACCATCCCCAGACCAAATAGCGCCTCCGCCCCTGAGATCGTCGCCGCGCGCCGAGGCGGTGCCGGCACCGATGGTTGATCTTGGTGCTGCTGTGGAGGGCGCGCAGAGTGAGCTATCGAAATTCAAAAATATGCTGGGGAGAGGTCAAGCGGATGCGCTGGCAGGGGTCGAACAGCATTCGAAATGGCTAGCGGAGGTCAATAGAGCAGGGCCGGATGAGTTACAGGCTGCTTTGGCAAAAGACCCTGAAGCCTTGGCGGCCGCCGAGACACCCGATGTAGCGGATTTGGGTGGTCTTAGACAGCTGAGTACTCCACAAAAGAAACAGCTGGCTGCGTACCTGAACGCTCAGGGTGAGGTGCTCAAGGCTTTGCGTGGACCCGAATCGCGCGCGCGAGTTGTCGCCTCGCGAGACGGGCTACCGGTAAAGCAGCTCGACGCCGATCTGGCGGACATGCATGTGCGTGGCGTCAAGTTGACTGACGCTCTCGATCACATCACCGAACACAGCGCCGATCCGGAGGAGGCTGAGCTTGCGGCGTGGATCAAGCAAGGTGTGCCGGAAGATGTAACGACGTCTTTCAGAGATGGTGTTACCGACAAAGAAGGCGAGTACTTTCCTAAGCAGCGGCTTTCGACACTCTACAATGCAGCAGATGCAACGGTAACCACGCTTCATGAAGCAATACATGCGGCGCTGTCTCGGGTGCTCGATGGTAATAGTGCTCCGGCACGAGCCATTCGTGGTATTTATAATCAGCTCAAAGATAAGGGGGATCACGCCGGTATAGCCAACGAACACGAGATGGTGGCTGAGGTCGCCAATCCGGTTTACCGGGCCTGGCTAAAGTCGCAGATCGTTCACGGCACCAGCATGTGGGATCGGTTCATCGACGCGGCACGTGGTATCATCGGTCTTCCTCCACGTCTTTTCAATGCGTTCGATCGCATCATGTCGCATGGCGATGACTTGATGCAGGAGCAGAAGCTGTACCCGAATAATGAGTGGGTAGGACCCGACAGTTACGCCAGAGTAGCGAATAAAGGAACAGGTACTGCGGCAGCTGCTGCTGATTATGCTGATAGGTCGTTAAGCGAGAAACTTTCTAACGGTATGCTCAATGTCAGAGAGTTCATACGCAACATTGTAAATGGTTGGAGTCCTGGTCAGTGGCTTGCTAGAAACCCGGTATTTAATAAGCTTTCTCCTAATATACAGGAATATGTTAATTCGCTGGGGATGGAGGACCCTCGAAAAAAGCAGCTAGGACGAGCAGCTATAGTTGCCGACCGACAAGCACGGGCACTTCCTGTGGAGGGGCAAGAGCTTTTGAACCAGGTCATAGCGGCATCGACTTCTTACGGATTCCATCCGGATCGGTCGCTTGCCGATTATTCGGAGATTCATGACGATCCGACTCGGGTGCAGCAATTCAATGTAGTCAAGGATTTGTGGAACCAGCTCGGAAAAATTCCTGGCGGTCAAGAAGCGTACAACACGTGGCGTTCAACCCTGTCAGCGTTGGGGCATATGACCGCCGTACATAATCTACAGGTAACAGAGCGCGCCACGGGATTGGCGGCGGTTGATTCGTTCAGGAAGTTCGATGGTCGCGATGATCTAACCAATCAGCCGAAGCTAAGTGACGTGTATTGGCAGAAGGAATTGAATGACAAGATTGCAGTCAACAAGGAATTCAATAACCAGCTGTCTGCTCAGAAGGCTACAGTAGATACACAGCTCGCTGCGATAAAGTTCAAGAAAGACTATCCGAAGGAGCTTGTGAAACAAAGCGCCGATCTGGGGTCTGCGATTGACAAGCTTGATGCAGCAGTCAAGTTGGCGGAAGCTGAGCAGAAGAGAATGTTCAAGGAGCCGTATTTCCATCTTGGGCGTAAAGGAGATTATTTCTATACCGGTAAGCTGGTTACGAAGCCAGGCGAGATAGACGAGGAAACCGGGAAGCCTGATAAACAGATAGTAGATAAAGATGCGCTTTCCGAGTTTGCCGATCATTTGGAAAAGAACGGTATCAACGATGTGGCGATCATGGAAGGCAACCAGCATGGCACCTTCTACACGCGGGTAGAGACTCCTGCTCAGTTGGGTGCGCTACACAAAGTAATGCAAGAGGCGCAGAAAGCAGGTCTGTTAGCGGACTCGCCACTGGCAAGCGGTAAGATACTTGACTCGCATATTTTCAATAGAGTTGCCACGCAAGCAACGCAGGATGTTATCGAGCGGCTGCGGGCAAACCGTCCGATAGCTCCTGAAGGAACGGACCAAGCTGTAATGGACAAGGCGCATTACGCGCAAATACAGGATTTACAACGTACGCTTTTGAATATGACGCCAGAAACATCAATGAACCGATTGATGGCGCATCGGCAGAATGTACAGGGCTTCAGCAAGGACATGCTGCGAAGTCAGGGCTATGCAGCAGATGTTTCGGCGTTCGGTCTCGCTCGTCAGTCACTGATGCATGAAACTAGTGCGTTCGAAGCAGGTATGCTGAAGGATGTCGAGAATGCCAATCGTAACCCTGATGTTGATCTGAACACGAGGTTGGGTCTTGCGAGTACGGTAGCGGAGCTGATGAGTGGGCAGCGGCTCAGGCAAACTTACGTACCCAAAGATTGGAAAGACGCGGCTCGTCAGTTTACCAACTTCCTGCATATCGGCATGAGCTCGGCGTATTTCCCGATGCAGATGAGCCAGCTAGCAATAACCGGCGCTCCGGAGCTTGCTAAGCTGCAGGGCTCCGGTCTTTCCGGTTACGGCCCGGCGTTCATGGCGATGCAGCGGGCAGTGACGCCGACTATGAAGGCTCTTGCTGCAACAGTTAGAAGTCCGGATGGGTTGACGGCTGGGATTACGCGCGAGGGTCTAGAAAAAAGTACACTCACACCAGCGCAAATCAACACGATCATGGGGATGGAGCTGCGAGGGTCGTTGGGATCGTACACTGCGTCAGTAAGCGAGCATCCAGCATTGACCGGTACGATGCTGAAAGCGGCGAACACGTTGGGCACGTATGCTGATCTTGCTCCTAGAGTGATCATGGGTCTCGCTGCTGATGAGCTTTATACGGCAAAAGGCCACCCCACACTGTCGAGAGAACAATTCATCGACCGCGCGATTGGCGATAGCCAGGGCTACTACAGTGCTGCACTTGGCGCACGGCAGATGGGTAGAGGTGGTTTGCTTGGTTCTTATACGCCGATGACCATGCAGTTTCAGACGTGGAATATCAATTTGACCAACAAGATTTATCGTGAGGTGCATGATGCATTCAAAGGCGAGGATGCGCAGACGAAGAAAGATGCTCGTACGTGGCTGCTCGGGCACGCGGCAGCAACGACAATGTTGGCAGGTACGTTGGGGCTGCCGGCGGTGTCAGTAGCGGCTTCGGTCTATGACAAGTTGATGGACCTGGTCACGAACCGTGACGACCACGACATAACGGCGTCGTACCGGACTTTCCTGGCGAACACATTCGGCAAGGACATGGGCGAGATCATCGCTCGTGGATTGCCACGCGCAGCAGGGGTGGACTTCGCGAATTGGGGTGAAGGGGAAATTATACCTGGTACAGCCAGTCTGAAAATCTTCACCGAGAAGCGTAAGTGGGAGGATGTGGAGAAAGATTGGTTTAAGTCCATGGGTGGTCCGGCGCTTGATACGATGTTCCAGGTCGGTCTGGCGGCGCGAGATATCACGAACGGTGACTACCTCGAAGGATTGGGCCGGCTGGCGCCTGGGTTGGTTGCTGGTCCTATGAAAGCCTACAGGCTCGGTCAGGATGGATTTGTCGATCAGCATGGGCAGAAGTTGCCGATGTCGAGCCCAGGTGCTCTCGACATTGCGCTGACTGCGATGGGGCTCAAGCCACAGAAGCAGGCCGAGTATCAGGAGGTAGCTCGGGAAGAATCCGGGTTGCGGGCCATGCGTGAGGCGAGTTCAGCGAACATCAGCGAGCACCTGAGGCAAGCATGGACGCAGCACGACCAGGGGGGGTTCAACGCCTGGATGGCTGAAGCGCAAAGGTGGCAAGTGCAACATCCTGGCATGGTGCCGCCGCAGGCCACCTTTGGACGGGCGCTTGAGAACCATCTGAACCAGCTTGCGCAAGCGCGTGCCACGGGTTTACCGATCGGGGTGTTGCCGCGGGATGTCGGCGGTCGTGGATTACTTCAATACGGCAACATACCGATGCAGTGATGGCACAGAACCAATTTCTTCGACAAGCTCAGAACGCTCCACTGCCGGCGCCTGCCGAGGTCGGCAAGGTCCTGAACAGCTGGGATGGGTTGAAAAACACTCTGCAGCCAGAGCGACTAGGCGACAAGGACCTGGTCCGCGCGCGGAACGTCGTCCTGGATGACAGTGGACAACCGTCCCGGCGGCGCGGCTACACGTTGAAGCTCCACGGCAATGTGCACTCGCTGTTCACGTCATACCAGGGGGTGGTGCTGGGTGTCGTCAACAGTGAGCTGAGTGTCATCAACCCTGATTATTCTTACCAGCCGCTGGCGTTCATCAGCACGGACCCGGCGAGTGGCATGCTGCCGCTGGCTTATGCCCAGGTGGGCGACCTGGTCTATTACGTGGGCGAGATCGACCGCGGTGTGGTGAACGTCCCTGAGCGTAGTTGGAGTTCGTGGGGCGATCCGAACGATCTCTGGCTCTCTCCTGTCGTTAACCCGACCGAGACCTTACCGCCGGTCGCCGGGCGGCTTCTGAAGCAGCCGCCGCACGCGACCTGCATGACCTACTTCAATGGCAGACTCTATCTCGGTCAGGGCCCGACGCTGTGGGTGACTGAGCTTTATCTATATAATTTTGTCGACGCGACGGCTGGGTACAAGTTGTTCGAGGCCGACATCACCATGATCGGGACGGTGACCGATGGCGTCTATGTTGGGACGAAAGAAGGTATCTGGTTTCTGTCTGGGCCGACTTTTGCCGAGATGAAGCGCACGCGGGTCATGGACTCGGGTGCGATCCCTGGCTCCATGGTGGACATCTCCGGTGAGCTTGTGAACCCGCCTCAGGTGCCGCTCGTGGCGACAACGCCGATCGAGTCGGCGATCATGTTCATGACGAACAAGGGTGTCTGTGTTGGACTCGACGGTGGCAAGGTGACCAGCATGACGGAGACCAAGTACATCTTCCCGGATTCGGTGAGCGCCGCGGCGCTGTACCGTAAGCAAGATGGCATCAACCAGTACATCGCTACGCTGCAGAATGCCGGCTCACCGACGCAGTCGGCGGCGATCGGTGACTATCTCGATGTCACGATCATTCGTGGGTCAGGATTTCCAAACGGTAGGTCATGACAATGGATAGACCAACGATCAGTGATGGTGACTACGGTTCGTTGGTGCGCCTCGTGCAGGAGTGCCTGGTGTGCGAATCGTTGGATGGCTCGTTCGGTCCCGAGACCGAGAACGCCGTAAAGGCGTTCCAGGACGCCCACAACCTGGACAACGACGGTATTGTCGGGCCGCAAACGTGGGACAAGCTCGCCGAGGTCTTTGACCTGCCACTCTACCCGGCGCCGATGCTCAGGCCGTTGCCGAAGGATGTGGTCGACGAGATCGAGGAGGTCGCGGCTATGAGTGACGCTGCCGACCTGATCTGGGACGATCGTGGTGTTGCGCCAGCGGGCTATATCAAGGGCATGGCGCTGGCTTACGCCACGTGCGTTCGCAAGTTCAAGATCGGCGATATGACGGTGCACGAGATCGCCAAGGCCGAGACCGGAGATACCGATCATGACGCGCTCGCGCTCTACCGCAAGCAGTTTCAGAAGCTTGGCATGAACAACAACGTTCCAGGGCGGAACGTGCTACGGAATGTGTTCGTGTTCCTGCTCGGGCTCGGGATGCGCGAAAGCTCAGGCCAGCATTGCTGCGGGCGCGACCAGAGCGCTGGAGAGAGCAGCCAGAGCGCCGACACTTATGAGGCCGGGCTCTTCCAGACTAGCTGGAACTACCATGTGTGCGCGATCGACGCCGAGACGCTGTTCGACGAGTATTATCACGCCCTAGAGCGCCAGGAGCCTCAGTGCCAGCTTGGGGCGTTCGAGAAGGGCGTGAGCTGCGACGGCGATGACTGGGAGAACTACGGCTCGGGTACGGGCGCGCAGTTCCAGGAGCTATCCAAAGTTTGTCCGGCTTTTGCGGTCGAGAGCGCCGCGGTGGGCATCCGCAATGTGCGCAAGCACTGGGGCCCGATCGGTCGTATGGAGGTCGAGATCATGTCCGCGGCTGAGGACCTGTTTCGGGAGGTCGACGAGATTCTGGCTGCCAGCGAGGCTGTTGCCTAGGCTGGGCTCGCTGTAACGCGCATCTGTTCAACCAGGACAACGCTAGTCGGGGCCGGGAAATCCACGAATTTGGAGGGGACGACAGTGATCTCGCCGACGTTCTGGACGGTGATGGTGCCGTCTGCAAGAGTGGCTCTAACCTCGTATTGGTACGTGGTTAGGGCCAGGTTGGTCTGCTGGTCCGGGGCGATCTCGAACTGGTAGCCGCCCGTGGTAGGAGGATCGAGGATTATGCCAGTCAGGTCGAAGATCATCGAATTGCCCAGTGTGACGCGCAATCGTATGGTGGCGCTGGTGAGGTCGACGATGATGCCGTTGGCGTCTCGAACATAGCCGGCAATGACCCAGGTTTCGCCGATGTAGAAGGTGCCGCTCTGCCAGATGCTCATGGTCTAACCTTAGGAGGGTTTCCGATGTTGCCGATTCCTCGCGCGAAGTCGCTGCTGGTTCCCGATCGGCGATTGCTGGTACCTGAGGCCGGACAGATCATTGGCGGGCGCTTCCTCGGGAAAATCATCCGGGCGAGAGAGGTGATCGACGAGTTTGAATGTAAAAACATCGTTGTCAATCAAGGACTTAACTACCTCCTGGGGGCTTCGCTCGGAGCTCAGTCGGTGGTGTCCTCGTGGTTTATCGGCCTGTTCTCCAATAATTACACCATCTTGGCGAGCGATACAGCAGCCACGATCGCAGCGAATTCCGGTGAGGTGACGCAGTACACGGCTGGAACCAGGCAAGCCTGGAGTTCGGCGCCTCCGTCAGCTCAGTCGATCACCAACGCGGCGACTCAGGCGTCGTTCACGTTCAATGCGACGCTGACGGTTTACGGCGCATTCCTGATCTCGTCCTCGGCGATCAACGGCACCAGCGGCACGTTGTTCGCGGGCGCGCAGTTCGGCTCGCCGAAGTCGGTGGTCAGCTCGGACATCCTGCAGCTGACGTACACCTTCACCGCAGCATCTGCGTAAGACAGGGGGCCATCATGGCTGGCGGTAAGGGCAGTACGTTCGATAACGATCTCCTTAAACTAATTTTGAATGGTGTCGCGATTGCCAATATTGCGGACAACGCAGCGTCGAGCCCGTTGACGAATTTGTATCTTTCGCTTCACACGGCTGATCCCGGCGCAGGTGGGAGCCAGACCACCAGCGAGGCGACCTATGGCGCCTATACTCGGATGGCGGTACCGCGCACGTCGTCGGGCTTCACGGTGTCCGGCACGTCAGCGACGCTGACGTCGTCAGTGGTTTTTCCGACTGCGACCGGCGGTAGCGAGACAGAGACCTGGTCTGCACTTGGTACAACGATAACCGGAGCTGGCAAAATCCTCTATCGTGGACCGATCACACCAAGCCTCTCAGTTTCGACGGGTGTATCGCCGCAGCTCACGACTGGGACAACGATAACAGAAAGCTGATCCCGTGGCAGATTGGTATGTTTCGTCGGTAGCCTGGGCCGCAATTTCTCAGTTTGCGGCAAGTCACGCCTACAGCATCGGCGATGTTGTCAGACCTTTAACGACGCCTGCGGCTGGTAAGGAATACGCTTTCCGGTGCACGACGGCGGGGACTTCCAGCACCGAGCCCGCCTGGCCGACCGCCAACAACGGCACGGTCGCCACGGGCGGGGCGACGTTCACCAACGTCACGGGCCAGAGCACTTACGGCTGGGGCGCCGCGGCAGGCACGCTGTTCGCCCTGACCTATGCTACGGCGTTTGTGACCCGTCCGGTGGTCGGCGATCGGGTGTTTCTGTCGAGCGACCACAGCGAGAGCGTCACTGGAGATCGCACATACGCGTTCAACACGAACACCGGCGCATTCGGGGTCATCGAGTTTCTTTCTGTTAACCGTGCGGGTTCGGTGCCGCCAGTTGCAGCTGATCTCACGGCCGGCGCAGCCATCAGCATTACGTCCACTGCGTCTAATAGTCTGACGCTGGATGCGTACTGTAGTTACTACTGGCAAGGCGTCAACTTCAGTGTCGTCGGGGCGTCGGCGGGAGCGATGCAATTCAACACCAGCGGCACGAAGGTTAATTATCTAAAGAATTGCGCCATAAGTTTTGCCAACGGCTCTATGAGGAGTGGCAACACTGCGAAGGTCGTATTCGACAATACGACTGTTCAATTCGGAGCAGCTGGCAACTCCATTCAGACCTCCACCGCCACGTTCGACCTCGTCTGGCTGAACACATCCTCGGCGGTTGTCGGCCCGACCTACCCGACGAACTTGTTCACCTTGGGCTCCGGGCAGTTCTCGATCGCATGTCGCGGCGTGGACCTCAGCGCCATCACCGGCACCTTGGTGGCGCCTGGTTCCGGAGGCGGCGTCAAGGCGCTTTTTGATAGCTGCAAGATTGCATCTAGCGTTGTCCGCTACCCTTCGTCCAGCGGCACTCTTGCTGTTGAAGAGGTCGAGCTGGTGAACTGCTGGGACGGCACCAACGTGCTCAACGAGCGATACACTCCTGCTGGTGGGATCACCACAGACCACAGCACCTACCTCAGCGGTGGGGCGCAGGACGACGTCGGCAATTACAGCCTCAAGCTGGTGTCGAATACACGTTCGGACTTCTGCGCACTGCCACTCGATTGTTTCATATTCGACGTGGAGAATACACCGACAGGATCATCCAAGACGGCCACGGTGGAGATCATCTCCTCGGGCACGCTCAACAACAACGACATCAGGCTATTGCTGGAATACATGGGCGCGTCAGGCAATCCAGTCGCCAGCTTCGTCGACAGTCTGGCGACCGTACTGACCGCCGCATCGGCGTTGTCGTCGTCTTCGAGCACCTGGAACAGCCCGCCGTCGACGCCGCAGAAACAGTTGCTGCAGGCGACCTTCACGCCGCAACGGGCGGGACGGGTGCGTGGCCTGGTGAGGTTGGGCAAGGTCTCCAGCACAGTCTGGATCAACCCGCAGATTGCGATAACGTGAAGCCGTGGCTAGCACCTATGTCATTAGCTCGCCGCGGGCCGGCATAGGTTCAACGGTCGTCCAAGAGACGGCACGCGGTACTTACGTTGCCAACGATTTCATCATTTACGAGACCTCCATCATTCCTGCGCCAGGTGCGGCGCAGATGGACGGCGTGGCGAGCGTCTCCTTTGCTGGTCACACTGTAGTCGCACGCGCTGCGCAGATGGATGGCCACGCCGATGTGTTTGCCACTGGCGCCTTTTTGGCGCCTGGCGCAGCTAATATGAACGGCGTTGCGTCCGTCACCGTCAACAGCCTCACACTGTTGGGCGGTTACGCTCGTATGGACGGCCGAGCTCAGGTACAGGCCGCCAGCACTACTTTTGCTTCGGGCGCAGCCAACATGGACGGCCGCGCTTCGGAGGTGGTTGCGCAAAGCGTCCTTGGTGCGGGCCTCGCCGAATTCGGTGGCGCTGCCTCGATGATCGCGGTCGCGCCGCATAGATTCAATGTCGCCATGCTGGAGAATATCATCGGCAGCGGAACTACATTACTTCGCACTGGTTATAGGGCTACTATGCTGCAAGGTATTGTCGGCGGCGAACTTCTGAAGCCTTTGGCTCATTATAGATGGACGTTTCACGATACCATTAATTCGGCTGGTTCTATAAGCTATCACATGAAGTTTATACGGACACTCCGGGATGTCGTTATTACCCTGACTCCGAGTTTGAAGCCGCATTCGCAATTTCACTATGTCTTTACTTCTCCGATCAGTGTGCGACCGACATTGGCTTCGGAATGGTTTGCGGTTCTTAGCTTGGTGCAGAATTTGCTCGTAGGTCAAACTATGAGCCCAAAGTTCATCTGGGGCCGGGTGCTGACGCAGGCGATCAAAATCTCTGTTGCCTTGGGTTCCAGAGGGCAGCATGAAGTAATTTTGGCACAGCTGCTCGAGCTTGCCGAGGTCGAAGGTTTCAAGCTCAGGCACCCTGTCACTCTGAGCCAGAACATCGATCTATCCTCGTTGCCAGTCGGCGGGATCAGCTTAAAATTGTTGCAGAAACTCCTAGTAGCAGCAACGGTAGCACCGGCGTTCAGCTATCACTTCACGCTCGCTGGTCGGATAATCGCCGACGATATTCTCGAACATCTCGTCGGCGAGATATTGGCGGAGCTGTTCACTGTACATGATACCCTGGGTCGGCAATTCGTTTCGAACAGTTTGCTGGCGCAGTTGCTTACTGTGCAGCCGGCTCTTACCAACACGCTGGTTTTGAAGATCGTCGGGGATATCCAGCTGAGTCCGGAACAGCTGGTGAGCATGCTGTATCGGGGCGACGAGCTACTGGACGGCGTGACGATTACCGCACTGTACATCAGTCCTTCTGGAACAACCACGACCTGGGCGGTGAATACCAGGACTAATGCGGTTACCGAGTATATGAATTACGATTTTAGGTCGTTTACGAAGATGGGTGATCGATACATTGCGGCTGGTTCCGATGGGCTGTATGAGCTGGACGGCGACACCGACGACGGCAAGCTGATCATCTCCGAGTTGATGAGCGGGTATCTCCAGCTCAACGAGAAGAAGCTGTTCGGCATCAAGGGAGCTTACGTGGCGATCCGCGGCGGTGGAAGATTTTACCTGAAGCTGATCGCTGGCGACGGACGCACGTATGTTTATGAACTCAAATCTCAACCCAACTTGATGACGACGAAGGTCAAAGTCGGTAAGGGCATCAGCACGACCTACATGGCTTTCGATCTCGTGACCGAGGGCCAGGACTTCGATCTGGATAGTCTCGAGTTCATTCCGATGACGCGCGGAAGGAGAGTATGATGCAGAATATTGGGTTAGTGCTCATGGTGTTCGGCTTCGTATGCGCGGTGCTGGCTGCGGTGTGGCAACCACAACCAGCTCCATGGTGGCATCTCGGGTGGGCTGCGATTGCGTTCTGGCTGGCGGCCGAGATTTTCGGCGGCGTCGGACGCCTGTTCGGCACGCATTGATCCGTCATGGCGGTAGAAGAGAAACCGCCATCATGGGTGCCGGTCGACCAGCACGTTGGTCAGGTGCCGCTGGCGCTCAGCCAGGACGTCCATACGGCTGGAGTGCAGCCAGGCTCTGGGCAGGATGCCCAGAGCCTGGCTTCCCAGATAGTCAGGCAGAACCAACCGGTCATCAATCGATTCGTCGCTGTGCAACGGCAGCAAGTCGAGCTTGGAGACAAGGACGTTCACAACGCCGTGCTCCCCCTGCAGGGTATGGATGTTTACTATCAGAATGTGCAGGGGCTGGAGCGGGTGCACTACCACATCAGCCCGCAAGCCGAGGCACCCCAGCCACCACCCGAACAGCTAGAAGAGCCGACAGCACCGGCACCACCCACACCACCAGAACCGCTGGAGGTGCCTGAGCCAGAAGTGCCGGAGCCGCCGGAGCCGCCGGAGCCGCCAGAGTTCAAGGAGCCGGAGCTGCCGGAGCTACCAGAACCGCCGGAGGTGCCGGAACCACCAGAGCCGCCAGAGGTCGAGGAGCCACCAATACCAGAGCCGCCGGAGCCGCCAACGGAAGAGCACGAGAAGAAACTCGATGAGCCGGAGTTCCTGGAGATCGATGTGCCGTTTGGCTTGTCCGTCGAGTTCGGCGATAAAGATAAGGACCCACCGAAGCAGGAGAAAAGTTAATGAGCTATCTAATTATTAATCCCGAGACTGACATGGATATGAGTAAGGCCGTCATATCAGTCTGGTTCAGGATACCAAAAGAATCAGCCGATGCCGTTCGTGCAGAAGTTCCGCCATATTATCCCTGGACGGTAATGTGGGGAGTGATTCCAATTATCACGTGGGGACCGCAGCCAATGGCGGGGACCGGCACGGATACACCAGTCTATCAAAAAGCTCTTCAATTTCCGAGTAACCCGATCGTCGTACATAAGATTACATTCGAGGGTCCGCCTCGGCCAGTAAGTCCTTCTTTTATTGGTGTGTTTGTTGGTGGTAAAGATAACAATCCTGACGCTCAACTACTGATGGTTAACATCCAGACTGCAACTTTTGCTACCGGTAAGGGCCTATATACACCAGTCACAGGCTGGAGTGGAACTGATACTGGGTTTGTTTTACAGGTGCCTATTGATAGTCCGTATCTGGGCGATCCTATTTATATAAACGTGGAATATACAACGACAGATATGAGCAACGAATATCTGGCATTGAAGCCAGATTCTTTTGGCACGACAACTTCTAACCATGTTACTGTGGCTTTCGATAAGTGGCATCATTTATTAATCTCATGGGACCTTAATGACCGTAAAATGTGGTGCGCTCTTGATGACGTGAATTTAACTGGACGTGATTTGCCCGCGTGGAACGATCCATCTGCAGGAGATAACCCAAATCAGAATTGGTCTAGTAACGAATTTGGCAACCAGCCGACTGAAAGTCGGCCTGATGTAGAAGTAACACTTACTAAAATAAATGTACCAGTTACACCTATTAATATTCCGGCTGCAGAAGTTAAGTCAAATGAGGGTGATACGTTTGTCATTACTACTAAAAACCTGGTTAAGCATGTTGAGCTAGCAGAACTTTTGATGTTCACCGATATCACGCTGGATACTAGTATAGAAAATAACCGTCGTTTGTTCATCACCAAACCCAATAAAAAGGGGGAACAATTCCCGACCAACCCGTCACCGATCTATATACCTATGCGCAAATTCGCTTTCGGCGATCCCGCGAACTGGGAGCCTGGTGCTGACAATCCCGCCTTTGTTCCTCCACTGTTCGACCCCAGCGCCACACCCACCTCGATCAAGGCTCTTTCGCGTGCGGAGAGCCGAGGCGGCACGGCGGACATCGACTTCACGAAATGTTGCATCAACTGGCAGATGGGGCGGAACCTGGGGATCGCCAAGTGTAAGGTTGAAAAAGTCGGGAAGATCAAGGCATATTTATCAGACCCCAAGATAAAAACCGACACCGGAGGCTAGGTCATGCCGTACGAATCACCGCGAGTCTGGGGCGACCCATCGGTCATGTTCGCCGAGTCCCAGCAACTGGTGGCTCTTGCCGAGGCGTTCATCCAGCAGCTCGAAGCACAGGCCGGTCAGCTTGCAGCGCCCACGATCAATGTGAACTTTCCGGTTGTCACTACACCCCCAGTGCCGGGGAGCGTGCCGGGTCCGCCTTTGCAGCAGGTGACCTGGACCGTTCCGACTCAGCCTCCGCCGTTCAACGGGTCGGTGGATTTATCTGGTATAACCATACCGCCCTTTACTGGTGTTGCGCCGAGTCTGTCGTTCGGCGTCGCGCCGGCGCCGTTCACAGGTACCGTGCCCGATGCGCCGGTCACCAACCTGGATTTCACCTACCCAACCGTCGCCGTCACGTTGCCAACTCCGCCACCGTTGATGACTCTCGACACGGTGAATTTCCCGACCATCACGGTCCCCCCTTTCAATGCGAACGTGCCAGCGCTCATCGCCGTGGCGCCCGGACCGTTCAACTACACACCTGGTGCACTCTATACCTCGCAACTTCTGACTGATCTCGAAGAAGACCTCGACCTGGCGATTACCACCGGGGAGTACACCTACCTCAACAAGCAGGCCCAGCAGGCACTGTGGGATGCCGGCCGCGAGCGTGAATACAGGCAACAAGCCGCGGCGCTGGCTGAGCTGAACAGGATGGAGGTCCTGGGTTACGCGTTTCCTCCAGGGGTGTTCGTCGACGCCAGGATCAAGATACAGACTGAGACAAATTATACGTTGGCTGGCTTGTCTCGCGACATCATGACGAAGCAGGCCGAGCTGCAGCTCACCAACATCGTCAAGGCCAGGGAGAACGCGACTGCCCTAGAAGGACAGCTGATCCAGTACGCCAACCAGAACGCGCAGCGTGCGTTCGAGGCGGCCAAGTATGCGACCGAGGCCGCCATCGCGCTCTACAATGCGCAGGTGCAGGCGTACACGGCGTCGCTGGAGGCGTACAAGACTCAGGCGTTGGTTTACGACACCCAGATCAAGGGGCTCCTGGCGCAGATTCAGATAACTCAGGCGCAGATCGAGTACGAGAAGACCAAGGCCAGCATCAACACTTCGCTGGTCCAGCAATACGCGACCGAGGTCCAGGCTGCCGAGGCTGTTCTGCAGATTTACAAGACTCAGGTCGAGATCATCCAGACTCAGGCCAGCGTCGAGAAGATCAAGGTCGACATCTACGGCGCCGAAATCCAGGCGTTCGTCGGTAAGATCAACGCCTACACGGCCGAGGTCGAAGGCTACAAGGCGAGCATCGAGGCGCAGGCGACGATCGAGCAGGCGTATAAAACTTCAGTGGATGCATATACTGCCGAGGTCAACGCGGGCGTGGCGCAGATCAATGCGCGGGTCGCCGTATTTCATAGTCAAGTGGAAGCTTTCCAGGCGCAGCTCTCGGGGTATGACTCTGCCATCAAAGGAATGATCGGTCAGGCTCAGGCCGCGTCCTTGTTCAACACCGCGACGGCCGAAGTGTTCAAGGCTCAGGTCGCTGCGATGCAGAGCTACAACCAGGTGCTGACTTCCCAGTGGGAAGCAATAATGAACGAGCAGGCGCAGATCACCCAAATTGCAGTATCTGCTGCCAAGGCCAACGGAGACCTTTACATCTCCGCACGTGGTCTGAGTCTCGATGCTTCCAAGGTGGGGGCCCAGGTTTGCGCCCAGCTGGGCGCCGCAGCTCTTGGCGCGATCAGCTGGCACAACTCATCGCAGTGGTCGTCGAACATGCAGTCGAGTGATAGCGATAACAAGAACGATAATGTCAGCGTCAATACCAACACCAGCACCAGCCAAAGCACTAGCGCTAGCACGAGCAATAACGTCAACCAAAGTAATAATACTAGTTTTAGTAGTAGCGTTAGTACTGCTAACAGCAATACAAATAGCAATAGCAACGTAAACAGTAACTCTAATACGAATAGCAATAGCAATAGCAATAGCAATGTTAACAGTAACACGAATGCCAACAGCAACATAAATAGTAACACGAACGCCAACACCAATAGCAGCAGCAACATTAATAGCAACACGAATGCCAACACTAATAGCAATACGAACGCCAACACCAATAGTAACAGTAACATTAATAGTAACACGAACAGTAACAGTAATATCAACAGCAACACGAACGCCAACAGCAACGTCAATAGTGAGATTAACTCAACGTCTAATAACGAAAACCACAACTTCAATACGGCTGAGTAGGAGCAATCTACTATGCCCAACCTTCCTCCTAGTTTTAATCCTGGTTTTTACGCCGAGCACTCCCGGCGGATGGATCGAAAGTACGACATCCTCGCCGAGCACTCCGCAGCTGACATGTTGCGGGCTCAGACTGATGCTTCGTCACTGCCGCAATATCGGGAAGCTTTGGGTTTCCATGCGCGCGGGGCGGGCCAGCTTAATCTTGAGCAGGCGGCTACCGAGTCTGCACGTCGGTACATGGACCCCGATTGGCTGCGCGGGGCGGCTATCAACATGATTGAAAAAGGGCAGTTACCGGGCTACTCCCGCACACCGGGCGCGGGAGCGCCTGAGTCCATGCCCTCCACAGTAGGATCGCCTGCGGGGCCACCTGCGCCGGTACAGTTTCAAACGCTGCCGGAGCAACCGGGTTATCCATTACAACGATCATCAGCAGTGTCGCCAGCGGGGGCTGCAGGGCCTACAGGACCTACAGGACCTACAGGGCAGCAACTGTCAGACCTTACGGACAGTCTGCTGTCGGGGACGCCGATGGAGCAAATGACGCCGGAGCAGCTGGGACCGCAGGGAGCGCAGCCTGCAACACAGGCTGAAACGCAGATGGGGCCAACGGCACAGCGAAGGTTGCAGCAGGCGCAAGCGCGACAGGGGCAGCAACCGGCATTACCGTCACTGTTGAGACCGACATCGGTCAGTACGGTACGTACGTCAGCAGTGAGACCTCTTTATGCTACAGGTAATTTTGGCTTCCGAAGGGGTATCGCCAACGTTCCTGGCTATGCAGAGGGGGATGCGGATGTTCTCTTGCGCCATCCACTCTTTGGTGCTCAGCTCGCGCGCGGTGGCGTAGGTGGCGCGCCCGGTGGGCTGCCTTCGGCCCTGCCGCCCGCACCCACGCCCGGGATAGCGACTGCGCCCGCACCCACGCCCGGGATAGCGACTGCACCCATGCAGCCTGGCTCCTTCCCTGCACCAGACCCCTACTCGCCTGGTGCGCCGAGGGGCTCCAACTATGATCCAAACGCGACGACCGGCATACCAAATCTTGCGGGAATCTTTGATGCGGCCAGCCGGATGGTCAACCCAGAGAAGTTTAATGAGGCGCTTCAAAGTTTTCGCCCCTCTGAAAATATCGAGGATCGCCGCGGTGTAGCATCCGGACCTACAAGCCTGGGTCAATACTATACCAATCAAATGGTTGAAGGTGGCCGTGCACTCATTAACGACATCGGGACAGCGTTATTGGGCAACATGGCCGCTCCCGGCAGTCTAGGAGCAGCGGCTGGCGTTAACAGCCTGCCAGGCGGTACTCCTGGTATTCTGGGTGGTATTTTTGGTGGTTCTACACCAGCACCCGCAGCACCCGCAGCACCCGCAGCACCCGCAGCACCCGCAGCACCCGTAGCACCCGCAAATGCTCCATCTCCACAATCGAATTATCGAAAAGGCACTGCCAACGTTAAAGGTAAAAACGGCAAAGCAGGCAAGGCTGGTGGTCCGCCCAAGGGACTCGAAGCAATGCTACCCATGCTCCTGGCTGCGATGCAAAGGGGTGGCGGTGGTCCACCAGCAGGGGCGCCACCCGCGCCTCCTGGCGCAGGTCCAGGTCTCAAGAAGGGCTCCGCCAACGTCAAAGGGGGCAAATCGAAATCAAGCAAGAGCAACCAGCCTGAGGGGCTCGAAGCGCTTCTGTCGGCGCTCGGGGCCGGGGCCAGAGGCGCGGATGGCGCCGCCGGCCCGCAGGCAGCGGATGCTCTTCCTATGCCCATGGCACCGGGCGTCGCCGCGCCCTTCGCCCGCGGCACACCCCAGGTACGAGGGTACGCGGTAGGTGGCGAGATAATACCTGAACGCCCTGATACGGGTCCCGGTTCTTTGCCGGTTCTACCAGCTAATCCAATCCCTACAGCACCTGGCAACTCATTCTTTCTGGGGCAAGGAGGAAGTGGGGTCGCACCAGTACCACGGAATTTAGATCCTGGTTTATCGCAACCACTGGGAACGTCACCTTTCAGCGGCAATCCGAACGCAGAACCTCGTAAGCTTGCCAGGGGCACATCCGGTGTACGAGGGTACGCGGGAGGTATGCCGGATGTGCCGCTGACCCGACCATTGCCGCCGCTGATGTCAATGGCTGCTTTTGCCAGGGGTACGCCCAGTGTGCAGCCAAGATCCAATTACCCGTTCGGCGCCGGTTATCTGTTCGGTCAGACCGCGGTACCGGGACAAGGCTCCGGGACGACCGACACGGTGCCGGCGATGCTGGCACCACATGAGGCAGTGCTCAACCGGGCCGCTGCCGATATGCTGGGCAGGGGCCTGATCTCGGCGCTGAATGCTCGGGGGGTCAAGCAAATGGGGATGCGCTAGCGCTTCGTGAACTCAACGATCTTGTTGTCGGGATCAGGTGCATTCGGCACGGCGACCGGTGACACCGCCTTTACCGCAATTACGAAGCAGGGAATCGGGCTGCTATAGGTTCCTTTCTCTGCTCGCATGCGCTTCTTTACTGACGTGATCGTAACAAGCCCGGTCATCACAAGATGGTTTAATATGCCACCATAATCATGACGATGCTCGTTGCAGTAACTTCTGAACGGCCCAGTGCGTACGTATATCTCTGCTCTGGGTATTTCGTACCGTGCCTTGAATTCGATATGCGCTGGTGCGTATAATATTTCGGGCTCGTTCCTGGTGTTCTTGTCAATACGGCACATGTTCGGATTGATCGCTTCCAGGTACTCACTGAGAATGGTCTCTGGCGTCACGTGCTCACGTTCGAGTTTAGCTGCACTTCGCATGGCGGGCACCTGCACGTTGACCAACCAATCCCACATGGCCTTGTAGCTGAACGGAAAATATCCCAGCTTGTTGCCTAGCTTGATCCCCAATAAGGCGGTGGCACAGGCGGCAGTCATGAAGCGCTCTTCTTGACCGGCGTTGATAGCGGCTTCGAACTGCCGCTGGATTTCGAGGAACTTTTCGCTGATCGCTTTGGTATGCGGCAAGCAACGACGTAGAAAATCTTCGCCGATCCAGCCGTAGTTCTTGAGAAGAAGACGCATGGCGGCGTCTGCTTCTATCTTTGTGCGAGTCGTGTTTCTATCCACATTGATTTCGAAGACGCGCATGATGCCGGCCTGACCGCCAGCACTATCGGCGTTGACCATCTGCACCAGCGACCTGTTGCTGGTGCAGATGGTCAGGTTCGACTTGTACCCGCCACGAGGATCACGGAAATCGCGGTTGCTTTTCAGGCTCCTGTATGATCCGGGCTGGCTGGCTGAGAGAGCGATCTCGTGCGCCACATCTGGTTCGAACCGGGTGATCTCGTCGCACATGAACGGCACGTTGCGAAGGATCGCGCCGTGCTCCTGACGGGCCTTATCCGTGCTGTTGGATCGCAGGCCACTAATACAGTAAAGTTCAGGATGGCCCCATAAGCTAGCAGCGAAATATAAACCCGAGGTTTTTGACGAGCCGGTGTCTCCGGTCAGACAAATCAACATACCGTGTAGATTCGAGTACTTGAAAAAAGGAGTTGCCAGCGATGCGCCAAGAATGAATTGTTGGGCCATATATTCTGGAGCGTCGTAGAAATTCATGAGCGCGATCTGTTGATGCAGATCACCCATGCGGTTCATGCCATCAGGTTGTGTATTCTTCGTCATTATGCATGGCACTACCGAGCCATCCACAATCGAGATTTTTCGACCGTGTAGAATGAACCACTCCTGGGTTCCAAGCTGCAATGGTTTTTCGATACCCTTTGCTTCTTGAAGAGTAGCTTCCCACCCGAGGTAATCGTATTGAGTGAGCGAGTCTTGGTACCTGTGCAGTTCTTTGAGATAAGCTTGCATAAATACTTGCATTTGCTTGAGCTGTTTTGGAAGGACAATGATGTCCTTATTACGTAATGACGCTGCAATAGTCTTGATCTCCAGCTCAGCATTCAGGATTTCGAATGTTTTCCATCCTTCGCGTGGAGTCTTATGGCACCAACGTGAGAGACAGTTTTCGTTGGAGGTTGCCTTGATCCAATGTACGGGGAATATCGGGTATTCGTAAACCAGACCTTTTTTCTTTTCTACGACTCCGTAGGTCATGTCCAGTGTGTAAGGTTTCGGCGGAGGGCATGGCGGCGTTGGTACCTCGTTTTGATATACCGGTGAAAGCACGGGCGCCTCCGGCGCGTGCGTCTTCTCATAGACCACGTTGGCTATGAGAACCGGGTTCTTCGCCAGGTCTCGGTACGGGCAGCGTTCGCAGATCGCCGGATCGCCGCTGTTGTGATCGATCTTCTCGCACCCTGGTGGTGGCAGGGTCCAGGCGTCGAGCTTCTCTTGAGTCTCCTCTATGGTATAGTCCGGGTAGCCGCTGGACCACTCCTGAACTTTGGCTGGGCCCTCGTCACAGTATTTTATCGTGCCGATGCCGACGTGCCATTGCGGCTCGGTGATGTTCCCCTGGCTGTCACGGAACGTGCGCATGTGCTCGCAGACGTCAGCGACCTCGTCAGCCGGCGGGCGGCGGCCGTCCCAGGCGACGGAGAGTTCGGGGCTCGCATCCCCATTGGTGCGGGTTGCGTTCTTGCCGGGGCGGCTCGGGGTGTAGTCCTTGGTCAGCCAATCGAGCTGAGCCAGGAAGTCACCCATGGGGGTCACTGCACCCTCGGCGATGAGTCCAACCTGACGTGGGTGATCCCGGTCCTTAAGGTTGAGCGTGCCGGGAACGCGCAGTACGCTGCTCTGATCGGTCGTTCGCATCGGGTCGACGTATAATTCGTGATGCCGGGCCAACCAAAAGAGTCGCGCCGCAGGCTCTTTCCAAGCCACGGACTCGATCGATGTGTCGATGATCCAGTGGACATGGATACCGTATCCTGAGTTCACCACGAACGGCGCCGGCAGGCAGGTCTCGAATAAAAATTTTTCTAGTGCATCAAGAACGTCACTCTGGGTAGCGTAGTGGTCCTTCGGGCCACCCGAGTCGATATCAAAAAAGAAGTCGCGAGCTTCACGCATGTTTTCGTGTGTTCGGAAAGTCTGGTGCTTCCCAGTCTTCGGATTCAGCTCGCGCACGCGCTTTAGCGCGTGTGGTGCAAAATATAAATCCTTGGATTGCTTCTTAGTTAAGATATAAGCTATGGCATCATCGATGGTTTCGCATCCTCGATGTGCCATGACCTCGTCGCCGTTGGGCTTCACCCACGGAGTGGCAATGCAGTAGGGACCGCGCTCCGGCCATACCATACTCAAGAATTTGCGCGTGTTCATGAGTCACGCTCCTGCAGTATAGCTTTGAAAAGCATAAGATATACGATGAGGTCGTCGGCCCGACCTGCGAGACTTTCCATGCGCGTGCGAGTCTTACCGGCGAGGACATCGGCGCAATATTGCGTGATGGCGTCATAGTGCTTGCTAGCATAGACCGCCCAGATGACCTCCATTGGCAGGCCCAGACGCTCGCCGTTGCGTTTGAAGTTCTCCAGGCGATCATGATCGCCAGCGTATTCTCCGCCCTTTTTCTTGCCAAGCTCGGTGATGGTTTCCCAGGTCTGGGTGACGAGCTTGTCATAAGTACTCTGGTCAATCATGATGAAATCACCCTTATCTTCTAGAGGGATGCTGAAGACTACAACACCCCCCGCTCGTATGAAGAGCGGAGGGTGCGGAAATCCGAAGAGACCGAAGGCTAACGCGTCAAGAGTCAGTCGTCATCCCAGTCCTTGAGAATATTGTCGACTGGTAGTGGGGCAGGAGCAGGAGCCCGGCCTGCCGCAATCGCAACAGCGGGCTCTTCTTCATCATCGTCTTCCAGCACGGCAGCCCTGCGCGCTGAGGCGGCGGCAGTAGCAGCGTCGATCTTCTTCTGAGCTGCTGTCTTGGCCTTCCCCCCCGCTGGAGGAGACGGCGTGGCAGCAGGTGCTGGCGTAGGCGCTGGTGCCGGCGTAGCTGGCTTCGCTGTGGGCTGCTGCAGGATCACCTCCTCGTCATCGTCAGCCTCGTCTTCCTCGGTGATACCCGGCGGGCGCGCGCCGGCATTACCGAAGCCGGTGAAGTCGGTCTTGAGCAGATCGTCGAGGTTGCCCGACGCGGCGATTTCCGCGCACGTTGCTGCCTCCTCTTCGCTCAACCACCGGCCGGGGGAGAACCACAGCTTCGGGTAGCTTTTGGTGTTGTCGAACCGGAGCTTCGTGGTCAGGCTGTAGGTGAACGGCACCGATTTCGACTTGAGAAAATTGAGGTAGTTCGTGAACGCGAACATGCCTTTGGCTTGAGCTTCTTTGTTCAGGCCGTCGAAGTCGGAGGTCTGTGGAATCTTCAGGCGAAGAAGCGGCGCCGCGCCCAGATCGCGGCTCTTCGGGACGATCGCCAGGTTACGGTGCACGGCGCACGCCGCGGCCGCCTTTCCCTGGTCGGTCTGTCGCGAGCCTTTGACGGCTTGCGGACAGACGTTGCACTTTTCGGACTGGCGTGCCGTCGAGCTCGGGCTCGATGTGATCCCGTCGTTGGACCAGCAGTCCGGCGCGCTCTCCTGATTCGGATCGTAAGCACGTCCGCCGTAGTAGGCGCGCCCGCGATTCTCATTGTAGGCGATGATCACGATGTCCAAGGTCTGGATCAGCTCCTCCTCACCATCGGCATTGGTTCGCATCAGCGGTCGCTTGGAGCCGTCGATGTTGATCGTCCAGACCTTGCCAGGGAACGTCAAGGTATTGACCTGACCACGAGTCACGATGTTGCTGGTGCCGGCCGCTTGGGCTTCTTTGACGTGTGCCGGCGTCTGGGCCGGATCGAAGATTGCCATAGGGTTGTTATTGACCATGTTGAGCGTGTCCTTTATTGTTTGTGGTGCTTGTTCCAAAGTTGGATCGGGGTCCTGGTCGGAACAGGTCCAGGACCCAGGTGTTACATTTTGTAACACTTTTTTACTTGCGCCGAATCGTAACCTCCCACTCCCTCAGTACAGTTATTCCAGTGGGCAGCTCGTCGGCGTTATCCGCCATGTAATCTACAATGAACGATTTCTTGACGCGCTTTTCGAGTGCATCGAACGCATCGTTCTCGGCAATCCAGGCGTAGAACGCAGTCCAGTCTTCGCAGCTGGGTTTGAGAGCAAGCGACTTGTATACCGTGCCATACTTAGTACGGGCGCTCTCGACACCTAAAGCCTGCAGTGTCTCCAAGCAGAAACTCTCAAGAGTTTCGAGCTGAGCTTTCAGCTTGAGGTCTGCATCCTCGTACTCTTTCTTCAGCTCGCTTCGCTTGTCTCTGATCTTGACATAGGTCGCTGCGACCTTGTCGAGCTTCACCTGCATCTCTGGCGCAGGTTTTCCCTTCAGGCTCAGTTTCGTTTGGTCGGACATTTGTATCTCCGTTGTTAGTAAACCTAGGTCTTGGTTAGTCCCAGTCCAAAGACCGGTTAGTTCAAATACTGCTATATCATAAGCATAACCCGCCTCCTCTCTCGTGTCAAAGCTCCACCTCTTTTTCTGACTGGTAGTAGCTTCATGACGCGATGACTCGTTCATACAAACGAAGGATGCTATCTTGATTTAACGCACGATTATCTAATAGGTTGTAAATTTCTCGCTCAAAGTCATTCGCAAATAAGCGGACCACCGTCATTTTCCTCGTCTGTCCCGCGCGATTGAATCGTTCGATTACTTGCGCGTATTGGTCGTGACTGTAGATAGGTGCGAAGAAGATCGTGGTGTCGGCCTCCGTCAGGTTTAGTCCATGGGCCATGACCCTGGGGTGGCACAGCAATACCCGCGGGTCAGGGCCCGATTTGAAGTTACGAATGATCCGATTGCGGTCCCTGATACTGACATCGCCGTTGAGAACTGCAAGGCTAAATTTATGCGCCGCCAATTCGGTTTCCAACAACCGGGTGATTCCCTTGAACGGAACGACTACGATCACCTTGGCTGTGGCTTGATTGATCGTAGCGATCAGCTCATTGAGCCTGGTTGAATGGTCGATGGTTTCGTACGTGTCATCCTCTTTATTTTTTACTGACCCGCAATTATGTACAATCATCAGTTCGCCATACTGGCCACGAACAACGAAGCGAGATCGTGGGCCACAATTCAGGATGTCCATAACTCGTGCGGACGTTTGTTCGCTGCCTGCTCTTTTGCGGTCGCCCAGCAACAGTTCGCTTTGCAATATGGACCATTGTTGTTGATCCGTTCGATTGACAATCCCGGAGCATACCCACTCGACATGTCCTCCCAGAAGTTCTCGAATGACCACATCCATCTGATGCAGACCTCGATCCCACGCGCGCCGTAGTTTTTGTAATCCTTGAAGGTAGGATCGGTGCATCGACGACGTAAGTGTATCCAAATGCGGTAAGGTCGTGAGCGACTCATTGCATGGGTTGTTATCCATTCGCCATGCCGGCACCCACAGTGCTTGGCATTCGGTCGTTTGGTTGTTCGTAAGCTCTGGCTTTCGCGTGTGACCTTGCGGCCACAATCGCAGCGGCACAACCATATCGCTTTCTGCGATGATCCTATCGTCGTACCAGCACGCTTCAGAACGGTGAGGTAGCCGAACCGGAGCCCGGTTAAATCGATCGCCGGATATGACACAAAGCACCTCGTGCTCACTTGTTAAGTAAACCCCATTAGAGAGTGTTACATTCTGTAACCCTTTATCAAGTACTCCTTCATGAGCTACCCACTCCACGCCGTCCCAAAGCTGATCAGTCAGTGCGACGTGTTGGATGGGAATCCAACCACGCTGCGTGAGGACTGGTGTATCGATTGCAATGCAGCAAATCTGTCTGAGCTTGTTGAGCGCATCGGCGGCATTAACAGCAGTAATCTTTACCGTCTTGTGCTGCAGGATCATGTACTCGCGCATGAGCCTGAATGCTTTTTGTTGATCTGTCGTGAGTTGAGTCTGGCGGTTGCTGACGGTTAATGGTGGTAAGCTTATGCAGTCCTTCTTGCAAATGCGAAACGCAGGCTGTAACGCATTGAACACGATCTGTTCGTGCCCGTTTACGGGGTTCCATTTATGCTGGCTCACCTGTCGCATCGTCATGCGGCGGAACGCACCGAAGAACTTCGGCACCCGATCCGGGCAGACCAGTCGCGCGAGCGCCCAGGCATCGGTTGGCCAGTTGGGACATGGAGTCCCCGTCAATAACCATACCCGTTTCTTGTTCTCGATGGCCCATGCGAAGAACCTGTAGGAGATGTTCCGACTGTTGCGAAAGAAGCTTGCCTCATCAAGGATAATAAGATCGATATCTTTTCGCCGGCGTACCGCCGTCGCGACTTCTTTATGAGCGATCATGTCGTGGTTGGCGATGTAGAAATCTACGTCCATGTTGAACGCATTGAGTCGGTACTCACGCGTGCCGTGGGTGACCACAGATGAACGATGCATCAGAATATCGAAAATATCTTGCTGCCAGATGGTTTCGAGAATGGACAGCGGCGCGAGGATCAACACCTTATGCACTTCGCCGATCGACTTGAGATAGTCGGCCGCCCACAGCGCTGAGAAGCTCTTGCCGACGCCCATCTCGGAAAGGTTGAGCCCCTTGGGATTGCGAGTATGAAAATCCGCCATCGGTCTTTGATGTGTGAAGGGCGTGTATTTGCCCGGCCAGTCGTATTGATAGAGGATCGGCGATGGTACGTTGATCCCCAGCTCGTTGAGCCTGAGCGTGGTCTCGAACGTGTGCTTGATCTGGACGTTGCCTTCGTTGGCGTCGATCATCCGACTGAGACGGGGAAAGAACGTAAGGATACGCGATGGATTGCGTAGCTTTAGCAGGATGCTTTTGGTTGGTTCGTGGATCATCATACTCAGTTACTTTCTATTTGTTAGTATACTAGTTTATACCTCGGGGGGTTTGCCACTTTATGAGCTCACTAAACCCATAAAGCTTGCGAATATTACGCCCGGTGTGATTTGGTGGCCATGCCTGTTGGCATGTCAGTACTTCGCGTAATCTATCGATATTGGTTTCATCCACCAGAAAGGCGTAGTGCCCTGCTTCGTGAATCATTGTAAGAAACACGAGTTGCAGTGCAGTTGGCGCATCGTCGTATTTGGTCTCTATTGCCATAAACTGCTTGGGCCACTTCACAGCAAGGAAATCGCTCACACCGCTCCGGCCAAATGCACCTGCGCTCGGCATCCAGAATTTCCACCCGGTATCGGTGAGAATTCCACGCACCTGTTGCTTGATGTAATGCTCAGTCTGGTTGCTGGGTTTTGGCTTTCTCATGTTTCAGTCTCACTGTGATGGCGCACCTCGATAGGATCGAGGTGCGCCTGATGGAGTTAAACGACAACCGAGAATCCGACGACGCGTGCACGCATGCCGGGGTATTATTCTTGCGCTCGACCGTATATGGTGCGAGGTTGTGCGCCTGAAGTACAAGGTGTAGGCGCGGATACGGATATCGCCGTACCGCTTCTTGTCGAAGATGCGGCGTAACTTGCATAGCGAAGCTCGTTGTTCCTGATGTAGGAGCGAGATGTCTAGATTTCATTTGGGTATCTCCTTTTTAAGTAGGCAAAAAACTTTTGCCTGGTTTCATTATTCATATGCTTTACGTAGCCTGTCATCTGGTCGTAAAGCTCTTGCTGCCATTCTTCATCTACCTCCTCTTGAGTTGGAATGTCCTCCTCCTTTGGTTCGGGCCTAGGTTTAGACTTTGCCGAGTAGCTCTTGCCATCACGGCCGGTGATCTTGTCAGGTGCAAACTGGTTTGCACCTGAGTACTGGTGTTCACCTGATTTACGCGCCTTTTGAACACCTGATTGGCTGATACCTAGATCAGCCGCCGCCTGGCGTGTGGACTTGCCTGGATTGGCCTTGTCGTACGCGGTGACACGTCGTACCGCCGGTACGTAGGGCGCTCCACATCTACAAGTGCCTTCGCCATCAGCACCACAAGTAGAGCAGACGAGCTTCGTATGGATTGGAAGTGGGACTACTTTCGCCATGTGCTTCTCCTTCATCGCTTCGGTTTCCAGTATTTACAGCTGATGACAGGACACCAGCCATTGCATAGACCGCTCTGGCGCAACTGCCAGGTGTCAGTCCTGAACGCTTCCTTGTACTGAGTCAGATCGCCGACCAGCTCACCCCACAGTTTAGGTACTTCGTCCCTGGACCAAGTCTTACGGGACGCAGTCCCATCCTTGGTCCAGTAAAACAGGACCTCGATCGTGTCGACGTAACGAAATTCCTGAAACACCCACAGTGCATAGATGACCAGCTGGTTGAATTTCCTGTGTGGCCTTCCTGTTTTATAATCCACGATCCATGCACGACGGGAAGCTGCATCGACGCGCAGGTAGTCGATGATCATGCGACACCACACGTTCTCGTCGTCCCACTCGCAAGTTTCCAGGTTCTTCGCCAGTGCGACCTTATGCTCGATATACGGCCACCCTGGCTGGCCGCTCAGGATGAGCATGAACGGTTCATGACTCGCCAGACCGGGTGGCAGTTTCGTGCGCTTCGGTCCCTGGCGGTTGGCGAACGCCTCGTGTACCTGCTCCCCGTAAATTTGCTCCCTGGACCTTTCCTCGGGCGGCAGGTCCTTGAGCACATAGCGATGGTGGTACTGCTCGGGACAGTTCTTGAACGTGTCCAGCGCGCTCGGTGACCAGGGAAGTGGTTTCATAATTCCCAACTTTCGTTTTGCCGGCAGGGCTGCAGCTCGGCGCTTCATGTCAGCTTGAGCCCCAACTTGCGCACGATCTGGTTGGCGCGGATCGCTTGGTTTTCGGCATCGGCTAAAGCTGTATGTGCAGGTCCTAGATAGTGCTTATCTTCTGGAGTCATACTGCGAAGAGTCCTGAAGCACCGGTCGTGCCGGAAGCTCCAGGGCGCATCGCGCTTCGTGACTTCGTAAGCCTGCCGCAAAAGGATGTTGTCGAAGCCAGCGCCGTTGCCCCAGACACGTACATCACGGCAACCACCATCGCCAGTATCGGCAGAGTGCGACTGCAGCCAGTCAGTAAAGCCGTCCAGCGCTTCGAGCAGCGACACCTTGGAACTGCCCAACCAGATTGCCCGTGCGCCGGTACGTTCGGTGGCCATCCACCACATCACGGTACTGGCCTCGATACGCAGCGAGCCCTGTGAAAGGGCCGGGTCAATTGCGACCTCGAAGCGATCCAAGATGATATTGCTGACTGGCAACTCGGCATACGGGTCGAACACGCACGCCCCGATCATGATGATAACCGAATAAGGGCCTACTCCCCAGGTCTCCAAATCCAGCATGACGTGCTTCAGTGACATTTCATTTCCCCTTGCTGTTGATAACGTGAAGATAGAACCCGACACGAACGGCCGATGTCACGTCGTAGATCAGACGTTCGAGATTTTCAGGGTTCATGCCCTTCCTTCCCAGCAAGATACCGACCGCAGCGACGACCGTACCTACGGTCGGGTTCTGTGTACGGATAGCCCGATCTAGAAAATCCACCATCTTGACGATCTTCGGATCGAGCCCCGGGTCCTGTCCGTTGGACTTGGGCGACTCGGCTATCTCTTTCAGGTAGTCTGGGTTAGGAAGCCTGACCATCGTACTACTCGTCTTTTTGTACATAGGCATAACCAAGTTCCTTGAGCTTGGTCTTGTCGTAGGGTTCGTCGAATACCCCGCCAGTTTCCCCCTTGAGGGTCAACAGGTTCTTGTCGCGATCGATCTTGACGATCTCGAATTTGCGGTTGGTTCTTGTGTTAACCAAGTAGCTAGTCATCATCCCAGTCCTCCAGTATTCGATCCAATGCACCGGCTTTAATTTCAGATCGAGCCGATGCAGCGGCCTTCATTTTAGATTGAACAAACGCATTAGCTCGGCGAACCTCTTCAAGAGGCCGCAGTTCAATAGTCACGGTGCCGTGGCCGTACCATCCGCGGCCAGTTATAGCGACATCCAGATTAAATTTTTTGGCTGCCGCCATCAGCGTTTCAGGATCGTCGAGAAAGTATGGTTGGCATAAGAGAAGATGTTCCAGCCCACTTTCAGCTTGACGAACGTATCCTGAGGTATGGTCCATCCACGAATGTGAATCCTTATTATTATAGCAGCGACAACGACGCCCTGTGCTGATCCAGTGCAGGCAGTAAGCAGTTGGGATGTATTTCCAACCCCACGCAGCAATGAATCTATCGTATCGTCCATCAGAGTTCATTGCCCCGTAAGGTTTGATACGTTGCTTAGTCATTGGTCCCTCACTCGTTGGCGCAAGTCATCGGTTGAACCCCCGGTTCAAACTCCCATGCGCAAACTCGAACGGTTTTAGATCGCCCCAGCTCGGACCGACCTTGCAGTCCCACGGCATCGGGATGGGTGGCTTGAACTTCCAGACGGCCTCGTACGGGAGATTGTCCAGAAGGTCCTTGATGTAATACGCGGCTTCCTCCACCTTCGGTATGGGCACGTAGAAATAGAGCCCGTCATGCAGGTCCCATGCGAAGCGCGCGCCGATCTCGACGAGATATTCTCGCACGCATCTCAGTGCGAGATACTTCTGCTCGGCTCCCGTCCCCTGGATGCGGTAGTTGATCGCCGTGCCCTCCATCTGCCAACCCAGATCACCTCCCCACTGACCGGTAATACGAACACGTCGTCCTGGAATGGTCTCTACGTATCCCTTGGTTTGCGCCGAGTGTATCTGGTTGTTCCAGTAATTTCGAATCCTCGGGTAAGTCGCCAAGTAAACTCGCTGGATACGCTGCGCCTCTTCGAGCGAGAGCGAGATGCCGTAGTCGACCTCGGCGATTTGCTGAAGTTTTTTATAACCAACGCGGTACTGCGAGCTGAGGTTCACCACCTTGCCGCACTGACGTGCGTTGGCCTCTCGTGAGCCACTGACCTTGGCGTTCTCCCTAATTTGCTTGTAGGTGAGTGTCCGGTCGATCCGCGAGCCCATGTAGGCATGTGGGTCCTGGCCCGGCTCACACAGCTTGAGCATGGTCGTGTCACCTGACGCGATCGCCATCCAGCGATACTCCTGACCGGCGGCATCGAATTCCATCAGCGTGAACCCTGGTGGGGGCACGATGATCCTACGGAAGAGCGGATCACGTTTTTCCTGATGTAAGGCGAATCCAATCTGGCGCTCGCCCTTGTTCTTGCCTTGCTTGGAACTATAGGTCATGCGTCCGGTATACGTGCCGAACACCTTCATCTGTGGATGCGAACGGCGATCGCCGTTGTAGGCACAGGACTTGAGAGGGGCCTGTGCGAACTTGGTATCGTTGTTGAGTGCCTCCCTGTACGTCTTGATTCGTTTTATGCGCGGGTCTCGATCTCGTAACGCCAGCTTGTGTAACACTGCCTTGCTAGTCGAGCGTGCGCCGGCAGGAGTAAACTCCAGAACAGGAAGTCCCCACTGGTCATAGAGAACCTTGCCCAATTGTTTTGGCGACCGCACTATTTTTTCGGTGATTCCGTGCGGCGCCAAGCTGGCGAGCATGGCGTTGGCCGCCAGCTTGAGACCCGCTGAAAGATTGCCAGCTTCCAGCGTGTCCACGATCAACCCCTCCAGGTTGGCGCGCGCGATCATCTTGAACGAAGCTGCCTCGGTCATTGCTACGGTCTGTTGAGAATGAGTCAATTTTTCCCAGAATTTCCCGGCCAGCCGCAGGGTGAAGAAGCAGTCCTTGATATTGTACTCATGGAGTCGCTTGAGCTGCTCGGAGTCCGTCCCATGATAATCAACATCGGCTTCATACCTAGCGTACTTCGGGAAGAACAGCGGCACTGCGGCCTTGAGACTGTAGCTGCGCTGCTGCTTGTGGTCGTACTCCGGCTCGATATCTAAATGGCGCCACAGCAGCATCGCATCCAGGAATCTCACCTGTTCTATGAGCTTGAGAACCTCGTCATCCTTTTCGCCATAGGCATAGAGCCACGCGATGTCGAACACGACGTTCCACCCCACCAGGATGCAGCTCTCGTCGACAGCCCACTGCAGCATCCGGCGGATCATCGTAGTCCTCTCCGAGGAAGAGGATAATAACCCGCCCTCGTGCATGGTCTCGCCATCCTGACGCCAAACCCAGGCGAGCGACGTGAGCCAAGCTTTATCCTGGCGAACTCGCCAGGGCTGGAGCGCCATCTCAATAGGATCGCCGCTAGTTTCCACGTCAAACGCCGCGATCTTCATCTTGCTTTCCTCAACCCAAGAACGGCACGGACTTGCGCTCGATACACTCGCACTCCTGGTAAATCGCCTGCCGTATCTCTTGCAGTACCTTATCGAGGGAGTGCCAAGCATTCGGTCGCTTGTTGACCAGCTCACGCCACTTGCGCTCACGCAGCAGACTGACGACCATGGCGTTGTCCATATACTCATACACAAACGGCGCCGGAGCCATCTGCACATAGACTTTGAACCAATCTCGAAACTCGTTGTAACCGGTTTCGAGGCGCGCTTGCTTGGCGCGCTCGCGGTTGACGACACGGACGGACCACGACCTGATCTGATCGGGCTTCCAGGTATCATCACGCTTACGAAACGTGATCGTGTCACTTACTTTGTAGGTACGCCCATCAACCGTGAGAGCGAAATTGCTGCCGCACATTTGCACGTGCATACCTAAGGGCGTGCAGTGATTGGCGAACACGACCGTCGATCGCGATTTGTACGGACACAAGGTAAACGAATTGTCCTCGTGCCAGGTGATTACAGAAAAACCATACAGCCGAAGAATGATGTCTCTCGTTGCTTCTGACCTCTCGACTGTCATGTGCTTCTTGCGTTTGTCCACCAGCCCGCGCGGCATCAGTGGAGAGCCGAGCTCATGAAAGATCACACCTTTTTCCCAGGCTTCGACAGCCTGAGCATAGGACTGGATACGGTCGAAGTTGCAGCGAATCTGGAAAGCCATGGTAAGTTACTCCTTTGTTTAGTTAGTAAATTCCGGTGTTACATTTTGTAACACCGGCCGCACTTAGACCAGAATGTCGCATATGATCGTAAAGCCATCATCTTCCTTGAGCAGAATCTCTACTCGATTGGACCAACCTTCGGGGATACAGTCCAGGATGGCATCGATGGTGGTCATGGGAGAAGGTATCATCACCTTACCATCTGCCCACCACGGGCGCTGTATACCTGTCTGGATGCCCTCGGTCTCCAGGAATCTAGTCAGTCTCGTCTCGATGCGGCGACACCGCTGGAGAACCTCCAGTAAGTTTCCCCGGTCGCTAGTAGCAAAGCCGCTGGCGTCCTTTACTAACATGGTCAGTTAACTCCTTTGTGTGAGTTGTTCATTGATGCTTTCCCTGATCTCCCTGGCCTCCTTTGCAGCAGCGGCGCGTAGATCACTTTGCTTGCGCAGATCGTTGGCTTCATAACTACCAATGGTCTCCATGATTCGCTGACGGATTTTCTTGAGCTTCGGGTCACCCATGACGTTGAGACCCGGCAAGATATTCATCAGGTCCACGAGATTGTTCACGGTGGAGTCTCTGAAGATCGCTTCACCGTCGTCCATCTTCTCGATGTAGTGTTCGAGCAGCTCGGCGATGCGCAACCAGACATCCTGCATGGCCGAGCCAAGCCTGCGGTTGATGCTCTCTTCCATGGTGGCTTTGAGCTGGTTCAACTCCTTCTCGGGCAGGGCGATGCGAAAATCGTCCGGCTCTGTTATCCCATCTATGTCCAGGTCGACCCTGAACTTCTTACGAAGCTCTTCAGGTGGCGGGTAGTCCTTGGTATTGAACAGATCGCCCAGGCGGAACGATGCCTGATCCCGCACCGGAGGGTACTTGACCGTGATGAACTCGTTTACTGCCTCGTTGAATCGCCGTTCCAGCTCACCATACCCCGACATGAACAACTCGAAGATGTTCCGGGTCATGATCCGCGGTCCCTTGTCGGACCACGGGAGAGTGTGGTGATCCCTGTGCGCTTTTAATGCGTTGTACGCGGTAGTAATATCTGCGAGCGCCTCCTTGGGTACGACGCGCTTAGAGACTACCGCCGAGCCGGCCTGGGCGTTGGCTTCCCTGGTTAGTTTATTACTAGCTTCCTGGTCAGTCTTGTATCCGTTCCACTTGGATACACGGACATCGACGATCATGCACTTTTGAGAGAGACTCATTTTACTTTCCTTTCGTGTGTTCAGTTACGGATTGAGTTAGATGTCTAGTGAGCTAAACGAGTCGGTTGGTACACCATCTCGTTTCTTTTTCCACCAGTTCCATAGAAAGAACGGTGCAGCGATTGGACACAGCATAGAGAGCCCTACCCTGTGGAAGCGGCAGCTAAGCAGGATAATCGCAACTGCGACCCATAAAAAGATCATAGTCAGTCACTCCTCTCATTGCACTTCGATTCGTACGACACCAGCCCAGTCCGGACAAGGCGCATCGGTCGTGCACCCCACGATGAGTGGGAATGGTGTCTCGACTTCGGGCCACGGCGTGTAGCCGTCCGTCAGAAGAAGCACCACCTCCGGGTCATACTGCTCGGCGTAGACCAAGGGTTTGCGCATGTCGGTGCCACCACCTCCTTTCGGATGGAGAACGACTTCGTCGTTGTTCTCGAACATGTCGATGTTCTGGCAGTCCTCGTCGTCGGCCCAGATGACCCTGACCACCATGGGCTTGATGACCGTCACTACGTGACGCACGGCGACTGCTATCCTTTCGAATATTTCTTTATTGAACATCGACCCGGATGAATCCGCGACGATGGTCAGCTCGTCCATGCCGTCGCCCTTGCAAGAGGGCAAGATGACCTTGCTGTACCGACGGTTACGCCGGGACCAGTTTTCGTCTTGCGCCACGCACGCCGATAAATAATCGGCGAGCACCTGTTCCCAAGGAATAGGGTCTTCATAACCAGCGCTGACAATGGCGGCAAGGTCGCCGGGCATGACGCCGTGCTCGCGTGCGATGGCGCTCGCCCGGGCGAGAGTCTTGTTGATGTGATGCTCGATCGCCGCCGCCTGCTCGGGAGTCGCCACCGGGGCGGGCCTCAGGTCGCCACCCAGGCCGCCCTGACCGCTCGCGACAGCAAAGCCTTGCTCCTGGTCCGGGTTCTTGCCTCCCTGTCTTTTTTTTTCCTTTTCCCGCAGGGCATAGATTTGCTCTGCGGTCATGCCGCGATACGCAGGGTTGATCAGCGCCCATTTCCAGATGCTGAAGCCAAGGTCCTTGAGCATGATGTTGATGGCGAAATCGCTAGCATGATTCCACCTGGCGGGATCACGGGAACCACGCCGCAATCCGTGCTTGAGCAGGATGTGCAAAAGCTCATGGATGATCACGAACTTGGCAGTGGGTATATCCAGACTCTCGATGAACTCGGGGTTGTACCCTATGACCACCATGTCGGTCCAAGCCGTAGGACAGGTCGGGTCCTCGACGAACTTTGTCTGGAGCAGGGCTGACGCGAAGAACATGAGGGCTTTTACCTTGACGAGACTCGCGCGCGCCGTCTCGAAGACAGTAAGTGAGTTGGTACGTCTCATGGTAAGTCACTCCATCTCTCTGCATCTTCTGCATCCTTGGCGTGCACTGCCAACAAAAACCTTTGCAGCTGCTCTTTGTTGCCACACCAGCCCGTACCAACATTGAGAGCGTCACGCAACTTAGCAATACGCAACTCCAGGGCTTCGGTTTGGGTAGCAGGTGTGAATGTGTAGATGTTATCTGGTATAGTCATGGTAAGTCACTCCTTTCCTTCTTTTATCTTCAAAGCCGCGTTATGCGCCTCGATGAACGCGGCACGAACCTTCGGGTCTCTCTCGGCGTCGGCATTCCGACGCAGCCACCAGATAATGGCGTTCAGCTTTTCGTCGATCTCGCGACGGATGGATTCACTCGGATCATGTGCCATGGTTAGTAGCTCTCCAGTTTTTCCAGCAAATCAGTAATTGCTTTTTTCTTGGTGAGGCCCCAGCCGATGGGGTCGCCGGGCTCATAGTTGTTGGTGACTGCGCTCCAGTCGAACTCTCGCATCGGGATGGGCTTGGGGTCGTAGGTCGTGACGATGATGATTTTCATGTTCAGTTACTCCTTTCAGTTTCTAGTTTGACATGTAAACCTCACGATAGCGCTTCACGAAGTCCATGTACGCGTCTGAGTCGAACAGAGTCGCGTCCCTGGCAGTCGCCAGCTGCCATGCCATGACGACGAACTCCGCCGTGAACCTTTTCAGGTAGATGTATAGCTTATCCACGTTGCCGAGAGTCATGTGCTCAGACACATGCATGGCCGTCGCATACTTGAGCGAAAGCTCCTCGGGCACGTCGATCGTATCCGGATTCTTGATGATCTTGTCAATTGACAGTACGCGCCCATGCACATCCACGTAGGCCAGAAACTCCATCGTCGGACCTTCGCCGATAGAGCCGATCATGGCAGCTTCCTTGATCACAGGGTCTAGTCTTTTATCTTGCCAAAGCTCAACGGTAGTAAGCCACGTACGCGGTGTCGCTACGATAGGGTTGGTCTTCTTGGGATCGTAGGTATTGACCAGTTCCTGGCGGAACTGCCAGAACCCGGTAAACATCGATGGCACGCCTTGTGATTGGGCGTAGATACAGAACTCCTCGACCGGGTTGATAGCCTCGACGTGGATCAGCCTGTTGTTCAGGGGCATCGGGAACTTCTTGGCAAGCCCCTGGTCGACATCGCGGTTGCCAGCGAGCAACATCCTGACATTAGGTTTCAAGACATGCTCGCCGCAGCAACGATTCAAGAGTATCTGTTGCATGACTGTGAACACATCCGGCTTGGCGTCTGGAGCTTCGTCGAAGAAGACTACAATTAACTTATCGTCAGGAAAGCTATCGTTCCCGATAAAAGGAAAGGTCGATGGTGGATACCAGATCGCTGTTCCTGATTTCTTGTCGGCCTGAGGGAAACCTCTCAAATCCACCGAATCGTACTGGGAGAGTCTTATTTCACAGAGCACAGTTCCAGTATAGGGACAATCTTTACCTAACAGAGCTTGTAACGCTTTAGGATCATCGAGTTCGTCGACAGCCTGCTCGACGCCCTGGCTTTTACCAATGCCGAAACCGCCCTTGATGACGAGTGGCTTGTCGAGCCTGACCACGAGTTCCTTGATGGCGGTCTTGATCTGGGAGATAGAAAGCTTTTTCATCGTACTAACCTTTCAGTAAGTCGTTGAGTTGGGTATTACATTTTGTCGTTGGGGCGCCATGAGTGACGACACACGACGAACTCGCCGGTGTCGAACTGAATGAACCTGTTGTACTCGTAAACAACGTAAAACGCTTGCCAGGCGTCCCATTCCATTTTGGAGTGGTCGAAGGGAGGTAGTTTCATGTTAGTAACTCCTTTGTGGTCAGTAAGTTGGTGTTACATTTTGTAACACCTTTCTCGTGCCAGTGGGTATCTTTTTCTAATCCACCGTAATAAGTATTATAACACAGTATAGGAATAAAGTCAATAGGTTTTCTGTAGTTTCTCAATATTTCGTCCAACGATCACCTCTCCTCTTCCTTTGGTGTGGGTGGCGCGGGTTTATTCCTGGCGAAGAACTCCTCCGCAGCAGCTCTTCGCTGGAAATCCTCTGCGTTCATGGGCTCGACGTACGCATCGTAGTTTCGCCAAGCCTTCGCGACGTGTTGCGCGGACTCCTCGCTCAGGTTGTCGCTGATGCCCCACCACTTGCGCAGGGACTTGTTTCCATCGGCATTGCAGCGCGAGCAGTTGCCCCACGCGCAGCAGGCGATCATGACCTTGAAGTTACCGCGTTCGTGAACTGGTTGCGCTGGAGTGTTCATGTCTCCTCCTGGGCCGTTACGCCAGCCGGGGCACAAGGCGTAGAGGCAGAGCGTGCCTTTTGAGCCACACAGGTTGCATCGACTCATGTGGGCTCGGAATGAGCGTCCAACTGATCCTCGCTGAAAATATGCAGCATCCCGATGAATGCCGGGTGGTCGGCTTCCACCACGTAGCGAACCATTCCCGCACGGGTGGTGAATACTGAAACTACAACTCCAGGGTACGCGTATCCATGGGGTTTGTGGACTCGGTCGCCGACGCCGAACCGGGTGGGCTGCATGGGGGGTAGCTACCCCAACTCGGATTCAGATTTTTCCTGAGCCAGTGATGCTCCGGACGCGGTTTTAATCGTATTCCAGCGAGCGTCTCGCCGTACATTAATAAATTCATGCCGCTGCGCCCATGCCAGCGCCGCATCTTTTGCCCTGGTCAGGTTGACCATGTCAGAAACACGGCCATCTGGAGTGCGGATACGCCACATGTGTGGCCATTGCGTATCAGGCTCAACCGTGATGCCAGCCGGCTTGCTGCCAATCCACAGCTCATGCATCGTCGTTCTTCCGATCCTTCGACTCGGTGACCAGCAACTTCTGACGCGCCTTCTTGCGCCGTATGGCTTGCTGCTGGTTGTTGGCGGCCCGACGGCGGACCTTGTTGGCCGCATGCCACGCGCGCTTGTTCTCGGGGAGCTTGTACGGCATGGACCCTTGCCAGGCTCAAAAGAGGCGGACTCGCCAGTTCCGGAAAAAGTGGCCCGCCAAATGAGACGGGCCAAGGCTGGGGAGGAAAGCCAAGAGGGCGGTCCGGCGACTCATTGCTCATGATTTCGTGCCCCGCTGGCACGGCCGGACCGCCTTCCTCCCATGTTACCATATTAGCTCGATGGGGCCGTCTCGGTCGGCTTCGGCACTACCACCTTACCGACACCGGGATAGTCGATGATGATGGCGTCCGGCGGTACGATCGGGTGGGTCGGGGTCGAGCCGGGGAGAATGAGCGGTGGTGACCCCGGCGGCGGGACGTTGGGTGTGCCCGGTGGTACCGGGATGATCGGCCCGCCACCCACCGTGGGCGGGTAGCCGGGCTTGTCAGGGAACCCGGCGCCAGGGCCGCCCCAGATCGGGAACGCCGGATGCGGGGGGCCACCCGGACCCCAGCCCGGTGGTTGATCTGGACCAGGCCCGCCCGGCATGGGACCTCCTCCTATGCTGAGCCCAGTCAGCGTCGCCTCGCCAATGAGCACGACGTTCTGCGTGGTGCGGTTAAGCTTGTCGTAGAGCATGCCCGAGATCGTGATTTCGATGGCCGCCATGGGGTGTGATCTCCTTTGGTGGGATAAACTCGCGGGACGTGCTTAGCACGGTTGGGTGACGTCTGGAACACGTAGCAAGTGCTGGTACCACGGCTTGAACTCGAGTTTCATCTCCCTCTTCGAAAGCCGTTACGGACCCATACCCAGTACACGAATTGCGTCAAGCTCAGCAACGCAGCAACTCGACCCACGAGCACATGTTTCATGTTGTAGCACTTTCTACCGGTCATGTGTTCGTATTCGTATTCGTATTCGTATTCGTGTTTATATTTACGTTACCGCGGACTCTCGTGCTCGTGCTCATGCTCTCCGAGATGCTCTCCGAGATGCTCTCCGAGATGCTCGCCCCCATACTACGTGGTGTTCCGTCCGGGTTGCGAGTCACGCAGACGTCGGCCCATAGAGCCACTTCGCGCAACTTTCTCAGGACGTAGCCGGCGTCAGCTCCTGCTGGCAAGTGCGCCTCCAGGGTGGCGGCGTAGGTTTTGGCTGCGTCCCGTAGAGCGGACATGGTCCGCCTCTGGTCCTGCGTGGGTTCTAGGTGGTCGAACGTGGTCGGATGGAGGTGTGGGTGGGGCATCGTGCTTTCTTTTCCCTTGCTCGTCGGGTTGCTTCCAGTTTTCCGTCCAGCACACGTGGAAAGACATGGCGCAGCGCAGTTTCCAGAGCGGGCATCAACTCTCTGAGTTCATCTACGGCATCCGGCAAGGTGTCGTTTCTCATGGATATGGCGACCAATACCACATAGGACGCAGCACCGAGTACTTCATACGGCTGGTTCCTCACGGCTATGTCCATGAACTCATTCTTGACGAGGTCTTGCGTGCTCGGTCGACTCTTCTTCATGCCCCCACCTCCTGCACGTAGGACGCGGCACACCAGCCGTAGATCGCAATGTCGGGTCCTTCGTCCCGACCGACTCTGAAGCGTAGCCACTTGGTCGAGCCGTTCATGGCCTCGCTCACGATGGTCAGCATGTCGCCGTTTTCCATCTCGCCAATAATAGGAGAGGACGAAGAGGACGCAGCGCGGATGTTAAGCTTCTCGTTCGGAGTCAACCCACGGACCACGCCCCTTCGTGGAATCTGTAGTTGGATGGGACCGTCCTCGCCGCCCTCTCCCATGGTTTGTCGCACGCAGTCCACGTACGTGGATTTCTGCATGTTGTCGCCGGGGCAGGCGTGATCGGTGTTGGGGTCCTCCTCATGAAACTTGAGATTGCCAGGGTCCCAACCGAAGAACTCGCAGCATATCGCACTTAGTTCGTGCCCCATGCGCTGGACTTCCGCCCCCATGCCTTCCGTTGCGCTTTCCACGTCGTAATCACCTACGTGTTCAAATCCCAGCATGGTGCCGTTCCAACTCGGGGAGTGAACCCCCTTGATGTTGGGTGGCGTCATGCACCACCAGCTTTCCCCATCGATGAAAAAGTGCGGGCCCGCGCTCCAGCCCATGTCGTTCTCGTAGTAGCTTTGCAGGTTCACCATGCGTTGTTTCGGTGACGTGCCGGAGTGCCACCATTGTTCCAGTGTCGGTGATGCCGTGTTGTGCACGACGAAGTTGGATGGTCGCCAATTGGTATAATTCAAACCACGGATGTACGAGCGTAGTTCTTCGAGTTGGGTAGATTTGAATTCGATTGCCGGGTCATTGCCCTTCCAACTACTCATCGTGCTCTCCCAATTTGTCTCTTGGTTCGTCGCTTTGCTCCAGAACCTCTGGTTCGAATCTAGCGCGTATGGCATCGGCAAGATCGATCCCATTGAGAATAGCCATCCTGTCGATCTGGATCACTGCGTCGGCGAGAATCTCCGCGATGCGGTCCATATCCTGGGCCGCTCGACGAGCCTGCAGTAAATTAGCTAGTCTCAGTTCGCCGAACGTCAGTGATTCTTTCGCACGTTCTCGTGCCCTGGCGAGCGCTTCGGTACGCTGAATCTGCGCGCGTGATCGGGGTGGCTCGGTCTTGGTCATTGCTGCTGTTCCAAGTTCTCTATGCGTCGTGTTCACTCACTTGGTAGGTGTTACATTTTGTAACACCTTATCTCGCGCATATTTCTTTCGTCTTTGCTCGTTGTATTTTTGACGTATGATTTCTCTCTGCCAGGCGTCCTGTTCTTTGGACAAGGGCCTGGTCGGGTCGGCCAGCTTGGCCAGGTCAGCTGGGGTGGCCCAGCCCTTTCCGTACACGCGGTGTTCTATTCCGTTGACCATCACGATCTCGGCAATGCCACGCGTCCTGTGCGTCGTGTATGGGCGGCCGCGCTTTTTCTTGGGCGGGTCACCCACGAGCTTATGTGCTCGAGCGTAGGCTAGAAGCCAGGCTTCCAATTCCTTGTGAACTCTCGGTACATCCGGGTCGCCATCGATCCGGCCGAGCATGAGCGGAGATGGCGCATTCTGGACATCGTCGAGCACGTCGAGCGTCATTCGTTTTAGATTTTTCTGCCAATATATTTCAGGTTGCCATTCGTAAATGGCCCGACGCATGGTTTCGTAATAGGGACGTATGTCCCGGTCGCGCCGGGCGTATTGTGCACAGCGGATTATTGCTCTGGCGAAGGTTCGGGTCGAGCAACCATGGGGCGTAGCGATAAAATCTGCGAAGGAAATTTCCAACGCTCTCTCTGGGCGTGGCTTTACCGGGTCGAGCGCAATATCGGCGTAGGGCCGGATGCGTCGCCGGTAGTAAACCCACAAACGCAATACTTCCGTTCCGTCCACGTGCACGTCGGCGTATATGCCTTTATCGGTAATCTGCGTATCGGCTGGGAAGGTGGCGTTGTGCGTTGCTATGGCGGTGCGTGCTCTTTCGATCGCGGTCTCGGGCAATGGAATACCAGCCACGCGCGCGTCGTAATACATCCGGGCTTCCAGCCAGACGCGCCCACGTTCCGAGATGGGTCGCGTGAGAACGAAGAAATATTCGAGAGGGAATGAGTCTTCTGCGTATAGCACGAGCCTTGACAGCTCGGATCGGTTCCTGGGATTAAGCATCTCAGCCATGGTCTGTAGTTCCCTTACATGATCGTGGTCAGCAGAGTCGCGTGGCCTGATACCGCGCGGCTCTGCGCATTTAATCAGGGAATTACAAACATGTCAAACCAAGAACCAATCGAGTGTCCGTGCTGCTATGGCAGGAAATACCTCACTGTGAAGACGGCCACACCATCGTCACGAAGCCTATGTGCTGCCACTGCCAGGGTAGCGGCACGGTAGAAGTGTTACAAAATGTAACACCTTCAAACACTTAGAACGTTTTGTTTAACATGATTGAACGTACATGCGTCTAAGCTGTTGATATCTCGCTTGTAGCCAAAGTTGCCTGTTGTTGTGCAGGTCAAAGCCTTGTATTTACTAGATTTAATCGTGAGTTCACTTGTGCCACTAAAAATAACAACCCCATATACACTCATGGAGTCAAAAAACCACATCATAGATTATAACATGATATCACTAACATCCTATATATATATATATATATAAAATCAAGAGAAGAAGTACATATGGGATTTTATATCTATTTGGTTTTTGAGGAAATATATAGGGTTGTTATTTTTAGTGGCACAAGTGAACTCACAATTAAATCTAGTAAATACAAGGCATTGACCTGCACAATGGCAGGCAACTTTGGCTACGACGATGACCCCACTGGTCCCTGGATACCACAAAAGTGCTACATCCTGTAACACATCCTAACATTAAACACAAAAAAGGGCGCGGCTCGCGCCGCGCCCCTTGGAAAGACTAGTTAGGTTTATAGCTTAGCGTGAATCTAGCCACATTGCTGCCCCAATCTTGGTTAACGCATATACCAACGCAGGAATAGACAGACCAAGCATTGTACCAGCTATCTGCATGACCAGATTGTCCGCTCCGCTGGCAAATGCGAGCGCATTGAGTATAGCGGACCATAGGATGGTCCCTAGAATGGCTGGCCGGAACACACGGGTTAGCTTAGTTCTAAGCTTATCGCTAATCGTGAGTTGCGCTAATTCTAGACTTACAAAGGCGCAGTCGACCCCGACTGCCATCGCCCAGGCTTGGTAAGTCTCACAGTGCGATATGGTCCCGATACCTGAGGCTAAATGGTTTAGGGATAACCCGGTTAGGGTCACAGCCACTAACCCAACCGCGCTTGCTGCGAATAATTGGTGCGGGATGGTTTTACGTTTGGCGCGGGATATTGGTTTTGATTTTGCGCTGGGGATAACTGAGAGTTTGGTAACGTTGGTAGTGGTCATGGTTTGAGTATCTCCGTTGTAAGTAAGTTGTAGGGCGAGCCTTGCGGCTCGCCCCGTTGGTTTGGTTATTGGTTGTCATACCGCCCTAGGCACATGGCAACGTCGGGCGTGTCCCACATGCGCATGCGCCAATCGTGATTGAGTTCGAGCATGAGTTCGAGTTCGCGAATACGGTTTTCGAGGCGGTAAATCATGATCTTGGTGTTGCGGTCGATTGCTTGGTTGGTCATGGTTGAGTACTTCCGGAGAACTACTGGTCTCGTCAGGCACGGCCTTACCGTGCGACGGCGCCGCGCTAGCGCGGCGCCGTTTCGACCTGTTGATTAATTACCGGGGAGCGTTGGCGAGCCAATCACGCCACTCGGAACCACGATCGTCTACGAGCTTTCCAGCGTACTTTTTCTGGAGGCTCTTCATGGTGAGTACTAACCTGTTGAGCGCGTCGAACACGTCGACGTCGTCCTTTGGGTTCACGATTTCATCGGCCTTGACGAGTCGTGCTTCGTGTGCGGCCTTTTCGGCTTCGCGTTCGGCGCGCTTGACCTCGGTGTCTTGGTTCTCGGGCTTGGTGATGCCGGCCATACGCTTGGCACGGGAGATCAATACCCTGACTGCGACCATGACGCGTTCTTGATCCGCTGTGCGGTTTTCGTCGGTGTTCTTGCTGGGATTAAGCTGGTTGTACTTTTTCAGGCCAATGACCCGCTTGGACTCTTCCCGGTCATAGCCGAGCTTGCGAACCATGTAGCCTTCGGTGAGAGCCTGGATCATATCTCCTAAGACTTGCTCGTTGGTCTTGAACGTGGTGAAAGCCTGAGTGAGGCTACCGTCCAGCCCAGCCATGCTGGAACCGAACTCGAAGGCAATGTCGCAAGCCTGAGCTGGAGTCATCATCACCACGCTGTTGGGGAGCTTGGTGCCCGTCATGGCCTTACCCTTGGCCTTGCCGTTGGCCTTGGTCACGGGAGTCGTAGCGGTAACAACAGATTGTACGTTAGTCATGTTGTAAGTGCCTTTGTTCGTGGCTATCTGGCCATCATCAGGCACGGCTTTACCGTGCGACGCGGGATAACCCCGCGTTTCGGCCTTAACGAACGCGCTGTATTGCGGCTTTCACATCATCAACACTCACATCAAGAACGTTTGCCATGTGCTGGTAGACAAGCTCACCCATGGCTAACGGATCATTACGATGCATTTCCATCTCTTCATACGTGGCGTACCTATCGCCACGGTTGTAATGCTGTAGTTCGTGCGCTTCGCGTGCCAGTGCGGCGAACTGTGCGTATGTCATGCGCCGATGTCCGATTTTGGTTCGCTTGCTGTACGTTTTCATCTTATATCCTCTGTTATCAGTTAATCCCATCACCCAATCAAACAATAGCACAGTACATTGGATGTTGTCAACTAGCAGGTGTTATATGATGTTACACCTTACCCCCGCTCTACCCCTAGCCCGTAAGAATTACTTGTCGGCAGAGCGACCGGCCCAAGGGGATCGCTCGCAAGTGCTTGCGGCTGCTTGCCCATCCAACAAATAAAATTTGGAATTTTTTGCCATAAATCAACTTATACACTAAAACTATATATGTAAAATTTGAGATTTTTTACCAAAATCAAATAATGTACTAGAAAAAATTTAGAACCAGATTTTTTGAGAATATCTAACCAGCCGCCAGTACCAGCGAGACCTACGCGCAAACCCGGCCGGCCGGCGAACCACCCCGAGAAGACGTTCATGTCGTAGTGTCACGTAAAACATGTTATGACTCCAGGTATGAGTAGCAACACGCCCCTTCAGTTGATGGACCTGACCGCGGACCCCGCGGCACTTGGTTGGCCGCCGAGCCTGCCCCTGGAGCTGGCGCTGCGGAGTCAACCCGTCAGGGAAATCTGCGCCGCCTACGGCATAGACAGGTTCGAGTACGATCGCCTGCGCGCCGACCCGGCGTTCAGGCGCGCCGTGGTAGAAGCCACCGAGACCCTCAAGGAGGAAGGCGCCACGTTCAGGCTCAAGGCCCGGGCTCAGAGTGAAGAATTACTCAAGACCTCCTGGGCCCTGATCCACAAGCCCCTGGATCAGGTGAGCGCCTCGGTGAAGGCCCAGCTGATCCAGATGACGATTCGTTGTGCCGGCCTGGATGCCTCGATTGAACAAAAGGCCAAGGCCAGCGCGACCGCGCAGGCCAACGCTTTGACTACGTTAACTATTAACTTGCATCTTGGGGACTAGACCCCGATGAGCCCTGGCATCCTCGACAGCGCGGGACAGGTCGCCACCAGCGCCATAGAAGCCATGAAGGCTGCGCCGGTGCTCATAGCCCTGGTACTCCTTCAAGGGCTCACCCTCGGCGTCGTTGGCTACAACGTCAACATGCGACAGCGCGACATGGCGGAGGAGCGCAGGCTCTTCGCGGACGAGCGAAAGATGTTCCTTGAATTGTGTGTTGTCCAGCGAACAGGGTCGGGTCCGACGAATTTCCGCCTGGAGAGTGAGTCGAGTAAACCAGTGCCATTGCCGCCTGAGCGGCCGAAGGAGTGATGCAATGCTGACCGAGGCAGGCCAGCCTGAGCCCGACGAACCCAAGCCCGAAAGCAAAGCAGTGGGCAGTCCCATCCAGTACAAGGTGGTCGACCACCCATGGAATCCCGGCAATCCCACCATTGCCGAGGCGATGCTGGGCACCGTGGGGCAGGATGGCTGGCAGCTGGTCTCCGTCTATCCGGACCCGATGCGCGAGAGAACCCGCTGGATTTTTTCGAACGTCACCGCCAGTGGCGTCGGCGGTGGCGGTATCCCCGAAGCGCCAGTAGACGGAAACCTCTATGGACGACAGGACTCGAATTGGTCCCCTGTCCCTGCCGGGACAGGAGGAACACCAGGACCCACCGGCCCTGCGGGCCCTGCCGGACCCACCGGCCCTCCCGGCCCACCCGGAGTGGGTGGAAATAGTGGTCCCGTGGGGCCAGAAGGCCCCCAAGGTAGTCCAGGGCAAGATGGACCTCCGGGGCCCACGGGACCCGCAGGACCCGCAGGCACACCCGGTGTGCCCGGTCTACCTGGTGAAGTGGGCGCGACCGGCCCAGCCGGCCCACAAGGACCCGCCGGACTCACCGGCCCACAAGGACTTACGGGAGCAGATGGACCACCCGGTCCAGTCGGGCCACAAGGAACACCCGGTGCGCAGGGAGCTACCGGCCCTGCCGGCCCTACCGGCCCCACGGGTGAATCAGGACCAGCAGGCGCGGATGGCGCGGCTGGCGCGCAGGGCCCACAAGGTCCGATAGGCGTCGACGGTGCGCAAGGTCTGGTGGGCCCGCAGGGCTCGTCGGGCCCGCAGGGCTCGCCGGGCACTTCGACCAGCCTGTGGCCGTGGGGGTACAGTGAGTCCGCAACGCCGCCACCGGCCAACGGGTTCATCAATACCGATGGCGCCGACGCGCCGAGCACCACCGTGATCTGGGTCGCGGCGCTCGATCAGAACGGCAACGACGAGAGGTTGCTACTACTACTGGCGAACCCGGGCGACGAGTTGTTCGTCCAGGTGGCCAACGATTCGACCTGCTATGCGATCTTCAATCTGACCGGGCCACCGGTAGACGACACGACCTACGTCACCTTCCCGGTGGCATTCGTACAGCAAGGACCCACGCTGCTCACCGGCAACAAGCCGAACGTGCTGTTCGGTGTTCGCGTCGTCGGGCAACAGGGCATGCAAGGACCTTCCGGTCCGCAGGGACCGCAAGGTCTCCCCGGAGCCCAGGGCGCGCAGGGTATACAGGGCCCCGCCGGCGTCGACGGTGCACAGGGAACCCAGGGAATCCCGGGAACCCAGGGACCAGTCGGTGATCAGGGCCCACCGGGTCCAGCCGGTCCAGCCGGCGCACAAGGTCCAGCTGGACCTCAAGGTCCACAGGGGCCGCAAGGTATTCTAGGGAGCCCTGGAGCCCAGGGCGCGACCGGTCCACAAGGAGCACAAGGAGCACAAGGAGCACAAGGTCAGCAAGGTATTCCGGGCCCGGTCGCCGTTTCGGCGAATGCCGGCAACCTCGCCAGGTTGGGCACCGATAACCTGCTACTGGTGCCCGACACCTCGAAGCTCAAGGGCATCACTGACGGCTCGAACGCCGCGGCGGGCGTCATAGGCGAAGTGCTGAGCGCGTCGATCACCACGGCCGTCAACCTCACGCTCAACACGCCGGTCAATATCGGCCAGATCACCCTCACCCCTGGCGACTGGGCGGTAGCGGGAAACGTGAACTTCGTGAGCCCTGGCACCGCCGGAACCCGCTATGCGATCGCGATCTCCAACACCAGCGCGACGCTGCCTACGGCAGCGCAGCTCGCAGTAGGTACCGGAACTCTCACCGACATGTCGTTGACTTTCGGCAAGGCAGCGCAGAACTTCAACACTTCTCTCTGTCGGTTCAATGTCAGCGCGAGCACGACGGTGTACCTGGTTGCCCTTGGACCAGCCACGACTGCCACTGGTTACCTGAGCGCGAGGCGCATGCGATGAAGAAATGTATTCGCTGTGGGGCTGTGGTTAGACGTAAACTCGTTCGCGCCAAGTACTGTTCGGGCGAGTGCAGGCAAAAAAATGCGATGGAGGCATATTTGAAGAGGCAGCTTTTCAAGAAGAGGAAGCTGTGATGACGTTCTACCAGGACCCGCGTGACCCCGACCCCCGTGAATGGTCCAAACGCGAAAAGATCGGAATGGGTCTGCTCGTCGCCGTCGTGGTGTTTTTACTCGTGCTGGTCCTGATCGGCTGGGTGACCGGACGCTGGGAGTACCAGTGATGCTCTTTGCAGCCTCGGGATCGGACAGGTGGGAAGTGGTCGAGCGCCATGGTGCACAGCACATCCGGCCACTCGCCGACTTCATGGTGCACACAGGATGCGAGTGCTGGTGCCACCCCACAGAAATAGGCGAGCCCGGCAAGCGAATTTGGTTGCACCACTCAGCTGATGGGCGAGAAGATGAAGAGTGATCGCGTCCTCGGGCTGCCCCAGCGACAGCTGGGGGCGAGAAGATGAAGAGGAGCAAGTGATCCATGCCCAGCGTGAGTAAAGTGCAACGTGGGGCCATGTTCGCTGCCAAGGCGGGCAAGAGCACACTCGGTATTCCGCAGAGCGTTGGTAAAGACTTCATCGCAGCGGACAAGAGCAAAGATTTGAGTAAACTTCCACTGCGCAAAGGCGCACCCAAGACAAAGAAATAGGAGAAAACCAACATGGCAGTAAAACAACCCTGGCAGGACAATTACCAACCTCAATTGGGCCAGTACGGAGACGGATATTCCGGCGATCTCAACAAGGGGAACGAGCAAGAATATCTAGAGCAAGACGCTAAAGTCGACGCTACTCGCGCCGAGTTTCATAAGACACCTGCATCTAAAGGCGTACAAGAATAATAGATGCAACTGTGCCTAGTATAATTGACTACAAGCCTGCGCCGACCATCAAGGCATTCATCAAGGACCACCGGCGGCAAGCTCTATTCTATACGTGGATCGTCGGACCCGTGGGGTCCGCGAAGACGACGGCGCTGTTCTTCAAGCTCATCTACATGGCGATGAAGCAGAGTCCTAGCCCTGATGGGATAAGACGAACCAAAGCAGTCATCGTCCGTAACACACTCCCTATGCTCAAAGATACTACCCTGGCGAGCTGGGAATACTGGTTCAAGGACGGTGTCGCCGGTCAGTGGAACGCCACCGACAAGATATTCGTGCTGCGCTACGGTGACGTCGAGTGCACCGTGCTCTTCCGCCCACTGGATACACCCGACGACGTCAGACGTGTCTTGAGTCTGGAAATCAACTTCGCGATCATCGACGAGTTCGTCGAACTTCCCAAGGCAATCGTGGACGCGCTCTCTGCCCGGCTTGGGCGGTACCGCCAGCCCGACGGGACTCCCGTGACGATCTGGGGAATGTGGGGCAGTTCCAACCCTGGCACCGAGGACGTGTGGTGGCACGACTACCTGCATGGACCTGCTGTTCGCAGGTATAAACGCCTATCGGGCTCTCTTATCCCTACGCTGGTCCCCGATAGCATCGGCGACGTGGCGGCGTGGGCGCCGCGCGCTCCCGGGGCTCCCATGGAGCCGATCGCCACCTACTACCATCAGCCCGGAGGACTTTCCCCTGACGCCGAGAATCTGGATAACCTGCCTGGCGGCAAGCAGTATTATCTCGATGCCATCGCCGGTAAGTCCGAGGTCTGGGTCCGGCAGTTCGTCGATGCCGAGTGGGGGTTCAGCATAGCTGGAAAAGCCGTGGTGTCCGGCTTCCGGGCTGACCTGCACGTCGCCCTTCCCAACACCCTCCAGCCCAATCCCTATTTCCCTCTCGTGGTGGGGCTGGACCCTGGGATCACCGGCTCGGCCATGATCATCGGGCAACAGGATTACGACGGCCGCGTGCGAGTCTTTGCGGAGCTGGTGCAAGAAGGTATGGGGGCCGAGCGCCTGGTCCAGGAGCGGCTCCAGCCGCTTTTACGGAACCGGTTCCCACAGGTCTCACGCGTCATCATTGCGGCCGATCCCGCCGCTGCGAGCCGGACTCAGACCGACGAGCGCACAGTGGTCAAAGTGTTCCGGCAGCACTACGAGGTGGATGTCGAGTCCAACAACCGGTTACCTTTGCGCCTGGATGCTATAGATTATTACACCAACAAGCTCACCGAGGGACGAGCCTCTCTCCAGATCGACCCCTCTTGCCAGATTCTGATCCGCGCGTTGAAAGGAGGTTGGCGTTACAGCGCCGATCTCAAGCGCGAGACGCTGAAGGGGCACGACCCCGAGAAGAACGCCTATTCCCATCCTGGGGATGCTTTTGGATATCTTTGCAGGTTCTTCCATCGTGATAAACAGCGTGAGACGCGCTACCGTCTTCCTGCGGGCAGCCTGGCAGCGCGGCGCCAGGGCGTGCCGTGGCAGCGTCAGCCGGAACGTAGTTCGTACCATGTACGATGAGTGAGATAGGATGGCATTCCCAACCTCGGAACCGCCGCTGAACACGGCCAAAGCCTATCCGGACCCGGACCTGCGGCCACCGGCACTCCCGGTACCGACTCTCATGCCTACCAAGGACGTGCCTGATCCTGCGTCTGAACCTCCAGTCAAGAAGATTTCGTCCGAGTCTCTGCGGACTCTGGGCCAGCGTTTCAATCAGATGTTCATGCAATACGTCTCTGATCGCCGGATCGTGGAGCTACGCTGGCTGGCCAACCAAAGACAATATCTCGGGCTCTATGACCCCGAGGTCGAGAAGGCCATGAGCCCCAACCGGTCCAAGGCTTACCCCAAGATCACGAGAACCAAGTGTATAAGCGTGCTGGCTCGAATCATGAATCTCATGTTCCAGGGTAACGAGCGCAACTGGGAGATTCATGCCGCGCCGTGGCCGGACATCACCACACAGGAAGTCCGTGAGGCGATCAACCTGGCGCAGGAGAAAGATCAGACGGCTGGGGTACCTACACCAGACCCGACGGATTCGTTCGCGTTCAATAATTACGTGATGGAAGCTTTGGACCGCTACGCCGATCTGCGCGCCAACAAGCTCGCTATGCTCATCGACGATCAGCTTCAAGAATTAGGCGGTCACCAGGCGCTGGACTACGTTGCGCTCAACCGCGCGGTGATCCGCTCGGGCATCATGTACGGGCTCGGCGTCTTGCGCGGTCCGTTCGTGCGTAAGTCCGAGACCGTGACGTGGAAGGTGCAGAAGCCACCCCCATCTCCAGGATTATCCACAGGGTTATCCCCGCAATTATCCCCAGTTCAGCCTGGAGCCTCACCACCACCCCCTCCAACCGGATTACCCTCATCCGGGACGCCTGGCTTGGGGTTACCCCCAGCGGGCCCACCGAACTTACCCACAGCCGGGCCGCCCATGCCGCCTCCACCGATGGTCAAGCCAGTCAAGCAAACGGTCTTCAAACCTTACTTCGAGTTTCTTCCGGTCTGGGATTTCTATCCTGATCTGAGTGCTAAAACTCTACAGGGCATGGATGGGTATTTCGTGCGTCTCGTCATGAGCCGTACCCAGGTAAAGGAGCTTGGTGGCCGACCTGATTTCTTCGCCAATGTTATTGATAACTATCTGACTCGTTACCCGATTGGTAACTACCGTACCCAACCCTTTGAAATGGAGTTACGGGCAATGGGCGTCAAAGTCAACGTCAACGAAATGAAATCGGAGACGATGAAATACGAAATCATGGTTTGGCATGGCTCGGTAGATGGTCGGATGCTTCAGGAAGTCGGTGTCGAGGTTCCTCCGGATAAACTTTCTGATTTTATCGATGCGGAAATCTGGATGCTTGATGCCAACGTTATTGGAGCAAGGCTCAATCCGTGGGAAGAACTCACCAATGAAATGCCTTCTATACCTGTACCTAAAATGATTCATACGTTTTTGTTCGATGAGGATGATACTAGCCCGGTTGGTTTTGGATTACCTCAGGCCATCAGAGACAGTCAGATGATGGTCGCCGCCGCGGTACGCATGTTGCTGGACAACGCGAGCGTCGTGTGCGGACCAAACCTCGAACTCAACACTGATCTCTTGCGCCTCGATCAGGATTTGAGCGCCATCAGCGCGTACAAGGTCTGGTACCGCGAAGGCTCCGGGCCCGAGGCGCAATGGCCAGCGGTGCGCAATGTTCAGGTCGACGCCCATCTGGATAGCCTCCTCAAGATCGTGGAGCTCGGTTTGCGTTTTGCGGACTCGGAAACGTTCGTAGGTCCGGCGACGGGTGGCGATATGGAGCATCAGCCTTCCGAGCCACTGCGCACGGCGGCGGGCGCCTCTATGCTGAGGGGTGACGCAGCTTTACCCTTCAAGGATATCATTCGGAGCTTCGATACGTTTACCCAGAGCGTCATCAACTCCATGGTGCTGTTCAATCGGGTCTTCAATCCGACTCAGGCGCCCGATGGCGATTACGACGTGATCGCGCGCGGTGCTACTTCCTTGATGGCCAAGGAGCTTCGCGGCATGCAGGCGGACTCCCTGGTCCAGACGCTCAAGCCCGAGCAGATGATCCACGTTGACGAGCGCAAGCTCACCGAGGCCCAGATCAAGGCCAGGGACATGGACGACATCCTGGTGACCGAGGACGAGGCGTCGAGGCGTCAGCAAGCTCAGACACAATCCCAGCAGGCGCAGCAGGATCAGCAGAACAAGCTCATGGAAGCCAATCTGCGCAAGATTCTATCTGATGCCTTCAAGAACATCGCTCAGGGTCAGAAGAACACTGCCAACGCAGATGCCCAGTTGGTGGACACGGCGCTGGGTATTCTGGAGAAAGGAATGCAGGATGAGCTTACAGGAGCCTCTGCCGCTGGACCTTCCCCCGTTCCAGCCCCCAAAGGCGCGTCTTCAGGAGGCGGACTTGCTGCGGCGCTTGGTATTGGCGCGATCGGCGCCAGAGTTAACGGTGGTGCGCCAGCTCCTGTCGGTCCGCCTGGGGTTATGCCAGACCAAGCTGGTCAAGGCATCCCTCAATGATGTACCGTTGCTGCAGGGTGAGGCGCGTACACTTGAGAAGCTGTTGCTTGATCTATCCGGTGAGCGCACCGTAATCGAGTAAAAGTAGGTAGGAGACGACCTATGGCAAAAGCCGCGCGTGTCGCTGCAGCTCCCACTGCCGAGCCACCGGCGCCAGCTCCCGCCCCTGCGCCTCCGCCTGAACCTTCGGTGCCAGACCAGTTCGATGCGGCATTTGCTGAGGCCGTGACTGCTGATATTGCAACGGAATCACCGCCGTCTGCGCCGGTCGCGGCCGCTTCTCCTCCACCCAAGAAGCCAACCCCAGTGCCAGAGGCGCCCAAGCCGGATGAGCTTCCGACAGGGAAGCCGGCAGCGATTCCGGAATCGCCGACGCCTGCTGAGCCACAGGAGCAGCCACATCCGGGACCTCGGGAGCAGCCGCAGCCGCAACCGCAAAATCTGCCGCCACAACCCCCGCCGGAGCCGCAGCCTCCGCCGCAGCCACAACCCCCGCCGCAACCGCAGGCCCAAGAGCCTCCACTGTTCAACGCCGAGGAAGTGAGTCAGCTGCAGGCATTTTATACTGATTGGCCTGATGTCGCCCGAGCTACCGAGACGATGATCCGGGGGATCATGACTCAGACTGCGCGACGTATGTACCAGGATATGGCGACGTCATTGGCGCCCTACCTGCAGACCATCGACACCCTGGCGGACCGGTCGCAGCTGTCCGAGCTGCAGAACCAGGTTACTGACTACGATACTGTCGCAACTCAGCTGAACTCCTGGGCGTCTCGTCAACCTACGTATTTGCGCTCAGCTTATGAGCATGTTATCAAATCTGGAACGGCGGCCGAGGTTGTTGACTTGATCAATCGGTACAAAGCAGACACTCAGATACAGTCTACGCAACCCGCCGCGTCTGCGGCGGCTCCGGCGCCAGTGGTTACTCTGGCCCCCGCTCCGTCATCGGCGCCGGCACCCGTAAATCCCGCCTTGGCGCAGGCTGCGGCGCGGCTCGCGCCCGTGAGCACCAAGCGGACCAATGTCGTAGCTCCGCCTACCGATTTTGATTCGGCGTTCGCCGAGTTCGCTCGTGCGAGCTAGATAAAATCGGGCCGAGCGGCGTTGCCCACGCCGGATCGGCCCTGACCACAACCGAGAATCGGGACCTCGATTATGGCTTTGGACAGGGTAACGCTTGACCAAAGGACGTTGCAAGAGTGGCTGCTGCGCAACCTAAAGGGGAGTTAAGTTATGGTTGCAATTACGAGTTATGGCGATATATCTCCGGCCGTTGCAGCCTATTCTGTGGTCCGCATGTTGAAAAGGGCCATGCCATATTTGCATATCGAGAAATTTGGACAAACGTATCCTTTACCTACGAATTCAACTCAAACTGCAAAATTTCGTAGGTATTTTTTACAAGGCACGACTGGTGCGGCCGGTCCGAACGCTGGAGGCACCAACGGCGCTGGGCAACCGTTCTACATCCCGCTAGCGCTGACACCCCTGGTGGAGGGTGTGACACCCTCGGGGTCCATGCTGGCGAATCAGGATTACACGGTTCAATTATACCAATACGGCGATTACATCACCATCACTGACGTCATCGAGGACACCCACACCGACCCGGTGCTGCAGCAGTCCACGGATATCCTGGGTGAGCAGGCGGCCGTAACGGTAGAAACTCTACGGTTTAATGTACTTAAAGCGGGCACCAACGTCTGGTACCAGAACCTGGTTGCGGGGCGCGCGAACGTTGCCGGTGTCCTTAGCCTGACCGACCAACGTCGGGTAACGACCGGGCTCAACCGGCAGAACTCTAAAAAGATTTCTCAGGTCGTGGCGTCCAACCCTGACTTCCAGACCAAGTCGGTAGAAGCCGCGTACTTTGCTCTCGTTCATCCCGATCTAGAGACCGACATTCGCAACATGACCGGTTTTGTGCCGGTGGCGAGCTACGGGCCACATACTTCGCCGTTTGAAGGTGAAATTGGCGCAGTCGAGCAGTGCCGGTACCTGAGTTCGACGGTGATCGCGCCGTTCCCAAACGCGGGTGCTGCGACCAGCGGCGCGACGACGTACCGGTCGACCGGTGGCGTCAACTGGGATGTGTACCCTGTTCTGTATTTCGGCCGTGATGCTTTTGGCCTGGTGCCGCTCAAGGGCAAGTCTTCCATGACTCCGATGGTGGTCAATCCCAAGCCGGCGCCGGGCGATCCGCTGGGTCAGCGCGGGACCTGTGGCTGGAAACTCTATACCGGTACTGTGATTCTGCAAGATGCGTTCATGGCTCGTCTGGAGGTCACCGCTACGGCGTAATTCTCGTTCGATTGAATAGAGGAGGCTTCAAGTGGCCAATCAGCATCCTGCACAACCCGCGCACCCGGGACAGCCTGCACAACCTGCACATCCCAAGTCCGAGCAACAGAGGGCTGATCCTGCAAACGCGCAGTATATGATCAGCATTACACCTGAGCAGTACGAGAGTCAGCTCAAGCAAGCACAAGTGTCCAAAGACGTGGCCCCTCGTCAGCAAATGGAGTTGGGTGGAGAAGGGACTGTCAAAGCGCAATTCAAGGATGCGTTCGGCGGCGATGTGAAACCAACAACTGCCGAGTGGTCTGCGACTGGTCCCGTGACGGTGACGGCGGACGAGAAAGACCCGACTAACGCCAAGATATTTGCGTACGGGACTGGGCTCGCATCTATCAAGGTAGACGCGCATAGTGACGCTGGTTCGACGCAGACGTCTATTGAGGTGATGGTGATCGCGAAGGGTGCGCCAGCCGAGGGCAAGATCGAGCTTTCGGTTCGGCCTGCGACAGACGAAGGTAAACGTAGGGCGGCCCCATCTGGACAGATTTTACCTGTGCCTGCGCCGGCTCCACCGCTTCCGCATGCGCAGACCGTTCCACCGGCACAGACCTTGTCTCAGCCTTCGCCGCAGCCGCAGCCACGGGACGAGGACAAGGCGAAATCGGCACAGCACTCGTAATAGGCTATCCGCGATGGGAAGAGAGTTTATACTCTCGTTAACCCATAAGGAGAGAATCAGATGCCGACACAAGTAGTTGACACTTCACTGCATCTTGCTGCGTTTCCATCGGGCTACACTGGGCCTGGTAATCTGATTGGCAACTGTGTGAACTCTGGTGGTGAGGCGTGCGACGTTTATGGGTTTTTTACTTCGTCTACTGGTAACGCGGTGCAGATCAACGTCGGTTTCCAGGCGCTGCAGGTCGATATCATGGACGTTACTGGTGCACTGATGTGGCATTGGCAATGGGGTATGCCGGCTAGCAATAGCGTCAAGGTGACATTGGGGACGATTGCTGGTGTGCTCGATACCACAAGCGCCATTACGGTGGTCACTGACCTGGCCGGTAATTCTATAGTGACTTTGTCAACCGGGTTGTGCGGTAACGCCAAGAATATCTGCTACCACATTATGGGGTGATTTATGGCTATTGCTGGCACGACCGAGACTGCAATTTTACAGCTGATCTACAATGCCATCGCATGGGCGAACTATGCGGACAATGCTGCGGGTACGCCGCAGACGAACATTTCGATCGCGCTGCACACGGCCGATCCGGGAACGGGTGGCACGCAGTCAACTAGCGAAGTTGCTTATACGAGCTACGCACGCGCGAGTGTGGCGCGCACGACCGGTGGGTGGACGGTAACGGGTGTTGGCCCAGCCAGTTGCTCACCGACTTCCAATATTACATTCCCGGCCGGTACTGGTGGCGCGGGGACATGTACTAACTTCAGCACAGGTAAGACAGGCGGCGGTGCGGCACCGATTCTATGGTCTGGGACGGTTACGCCGAACATTGTTTCGGGGGCGGGTGTGACTCCTGTTTTGACCACGGCGACCACTATCACACTGAGCTAACCATGACCTGTTGTACACATGAACCATGCGGATGCATTTCGGCGATGTCTGATTGATCTCGACGTCGTTGGGGTATGCGATCTATGGTTTCATGCTGCACCGTATTTGCCACAACCGAAGAATAATGACGAAGCGCTGGTGACGCTGCACTATGCGCGTACACAGGCTGGTTCAATCCCCGTAAGGCTGCGTTGCTACTCACATGCTTGGCTGTGCGAGCGTGGGCTTCCATCTGGGTTGCCTGATTGGTTGAAGCCGAAAGCAGCGCGGCTCTATCCGCACGAAGTCAAGGCGGTAGGTATTGCGGTCAAACCGCTTTCAGCAGCAAGTAAACCTCTGGCGCGTGCGATCGAGAAGGTGATGTCGAACGCAGTGCTCGAATGTTACGCTGATGGGGTTACTGATCCCGATATAATCAAGGTTCGGATGAACGCGGCGCGACATACTATCAAATGAGTAGAACGAAGGGCGGAGATACGGATGACTGCGTCGATCAAACACACATTCGCCAGCTCTCATGGTGAAGACCCGGACCCAACATTGGTTGCCGCTAATGCATGGAATACCGACCATACGATCACCCTGAGCGCACCGGGATTGCTCGGCCGCACGCCGGAGGGCACCACGACGGATGTGATTGTGGTCGGGACTGGTTTGTCGCTGGCTGGAAACGTGCTTACGAATACCGTGGCTGTCGGCCCTACCGGGCCCGCAGGTCCTGCGGGCCCAGCTAGTACGGTTCCTGGTCCGACTGGTCCTATAGGTCCCACGGGCCCGACTGGCCCTACGGGCCCGACTGGTCCGGCCAGTACGGTTCCTGGTCCTACGGGTCCCGCAGGCAGCGTCATACAAAGTGGTTCAGTCACGGCTGGACATATTGCAACCTGGGTTGGAACAAACGTCATTCAGGATGGTGGTCCGGTTCCCAGTGGTGGCGGTACTGGATTGTCGAATGTGTTCGCCACCATCGCATCATTGCATGGCGCCACGGTTTCGACTGGCGTTCCAGCTGTGTTTACGCAAGGTCGTATCAGCCCTGGCGACGGCGGTGATGCGACGTACCTATTGGCCCCGGTTCAATCTGCGGCGCCCAACCGGGAGCAATCGGCGGACGGGCAGTACTGGGAGTACAAGCCGGGCCCTGCCGGCATATGCCCGAATGCCTTCGGTGCAGTTGGGGACGGTGTTGCGCTGAACGATACGCCATGGAATAATTTTCTCGCATCATTGAAGCTGTACGGCCGCACTCAGCCACTGGCGACGGTTACAATAGCGCCGTTGAGTGGCGCCGGAACGGCTGCCGTGATCTCATGGCCGGCACACGGACGACGCCTCAACGACGCCATATTCTTCTCCACGACGGGGACACTCCCGACTGGGCTTACTCCAGGCGTTGCATATTACGTCATTACGCCGGGCTTTCTGGCTGATAGTTTTCGCGTGGCGACTTCGAATAACTATGACCAGGCGCATGGTGAGGGGGCGGCTGTAACCATAACCGGAACCGGAACCGGAACTCATTCGGCGGCGGTCGGCGGAGAACGGCCGATGCAAATATACATTTCTCCCGGTCATTATCTGTTCTCCAACAGTAATCCGAGCCTATCTGGGGGCAATCAGAAGAGTTGCATCGTATCGGCCTATGGCGCATCCATGATTCATGTAAGCGCTGGGCAAGGCTTGATAGGACAAGATCAGACTTTCAATTTTAATTCATGGTCATATATTCAATCTGCATTCCAAGGGCAGAGTTTCGTAGTCGTGGATGTTGTTGCGCATGCGTCGAGGTTTTTTGTTGGACAATGGATTTTTGTTGGCGGGCTTGATCTGCAAAACGCATTTGGAAGTCAGAACTGGCCACCAAACTGTCAATATAACCAACATCTAAAAATAACCGCCATAAATACATCTACTGGCCGCATCGACCTGAACGGTCAATTGTGGAGTGATTTGTTCTCTACTTGGCCTAAAATGAATGATGGCACTGCTGTAGGAGTTCCTATCGGCTCCGGCGCTGCTTTCATCATCGGGATGGGAACGACTTGGGACAATGAGACGGAGGTGCGTGGGCTCACCATCACGGGCCCAGGTCCAGATATCGGTCTAGCCAGGGAGCTAAGACTGACGGATGTGCATCATAATGGCGCGCAATCCTTCAATTGTGGATCATCAAAACGGTGGATCAATACACGATGTCGGTTTGGTAATCGCAATCCCGCAGCTCTGCAGGGGATGGAAATCGATAAATTAATGGAGTATGTCGAATTTAATGAATGCACAGCCGATGCTATAAATTTTGTCGCCCCTGGCGGATACATGGCTGTGATAGATCGATGTGATATCCTTACTTTATCTAGCACGGCCAGGAATATGAAAGTGTCAAATTCGATTATTCAGGAGTTTGATTATGGGCAATTTTTTGGCGCCAATGAAAGTCTAATTCTTGAAAACAACAAGATAAGTAAGTTCGTGCGCACTACCCGTCTTGACGATCCGCTGGCGAGTAGCGCTGTAGCAAACATGGTTGAAAATTGGACGTTCTCCGGCGGCACGCTCAAGCAACCGATTGCCACGACGAATGCAAATTGGTGGGCTGTCCCTGGTCGGAAAATGTTCGTCAATGATATGGCAGGCATCTATGACAATATGGGCTCGCCATTCACGGTCAGAAATGTCTTCGTGGATGGATCGGGCAATTTCAGTATCGAGACCGATCTGGCGGCATTGCCTGTTGGCAATAGCACAAAGAATACTGCTGTGTCATTCACGGGAAGCAATGTCAACTGGACGGCACATGGCCTGCCGGCCAATACGCCGGTTGCCTTCTTGCCGGGAACTGGGACGTTGCCGTCCCCGCTATCGCCAGGGCAGGTTGTCTTTGTCCTTGCTGCGCCCCCGACCAATACATTTCAGGTCGCAACGACAGTTGGCGGCGTAGCGCTTACGTTCTCTGGGGGCACGGGCCCGAATACGGGCGTCTCCAATCCATTGCATTTCCAGCCCCATCCTTGCGTCAAGCTGACGGCTAGGGCGAACAGGGGCGATCCTCACTTGATGGACCTGAACGGCGCGGACAACGAGCCTATTTTTGGTCGTTCTCATCGTTCATTCGGCGGTTACACGACGGACAGCGTCAGTTTTTATACTGACCCTGTCATGTGGGGGCTGGTCAATCAAATCATCATCAATATTACACGACCAAGCAGCTTTGCTGGCGACAAGGTAGCGATATCCGGTACAGGTTTTAATAATCTGACGCCAACGGCTTATTCAGAAACAATTGATCTCACCGTTGGTCCTCGTGTAATCACAATCACGCCGTCGGGGTTTACTATCGTCCCATCAAGCTCAACAGGCCCCAACGACATTCTGGCCGCTCTTAATCTATGGTTAGGGGGCCAAACCAACATTCGTCCAGCCACGGCCAATGGTGGAGCTATAAATCAGAACGCTGTCTTTACGGTTACAATGACGACTGATCAAGGTATCACTCGCAATGACTTGACTTCGTGGCACGGACCGAATGACTCGCATATCGGTTTGTGGGCAGATACGACGGTAATTGGGAACCTGAACTGATGGTATAGATTCGAGAAGACAGATACGAAATTCATGACTGCAGAAGGTGGCGTGACGTAAATGACCGGGCCCGTATTCTCGTCGAGGGTGTTTTCCGGTCTTGTGTTTTCGACGGATGTAACGTCGTATATCCCGCCTAATACCCAGATATTAACAGCGAGCCGGGCCGGTCTTGGATCGGTGATCGTTACTGATGCTGGCAACAACAAAGCTCAAGTAATCTCGAATGTTGGAATCGTTCAAGCTTCGTTGCTGGTCTCGGTTGGTGCTGCTGCTGGCGTAGGTGCTGCTTCTGCGTTTTCCGCGGGAGCTTCGGTTGGCGCCGCGGCTGGTGTAGGCGCTGCTTTTGCACTCTCCGGTTCAACAGCAAGGGCGGCCGGTGTAGGCGCCGCTTCGGCGTTGATGGCGACGCAATCGACTGGCGCTGGCATAGCTGCCGGTATCGGGGTCGGCGTAGCTGCCTCCATGGTGACGGGGTCGATATCGGCCAGCGGGCGTGCGGTTGGTGCAGGTGTCGCTTCTGCTTTTAGCACTACCCCTAGTGGTAAGCCGAAGAAGGTTAAAGGCAGTGCCAGCGGTGTTGGGGCAGCCAATGCGTCCAGCGTTCGAGGGTCTGCTGGTTTTGCCACGGCGGTCGGCCAAGGTGGGGGTGACGCATCTTCTGCTGTTCTTGTGACGGGTGATGGTGCGGCGTTTGGTGTGGGCACGAGCCATGCGTCGACGTTATTGATGTCCGGCGTAGTAGGGTACGCTGCCGGTTTTGGTAGCGCGGTTGGAATATCCCAGGCTGGCGTTGCAGGCTTTGCCAATGGGTTTGGGGGAGCCCTGGGTGTCTCGGGTATCGGCGGCGTCGGGTTTGCCAATGGCTACGGGAACGCATTTGCCAAGTACGCCTTCGAGGCTGATTCGGCTGGTTTGGCGCTTGGTTCGGGCGATGCAGTTGCGAAGATGCCTGCGATTGCTGCAGGAGCAGCGAGCGGTGTTGGTAATGCTATTGGTCAAGGTTCGTCCGCGGTTGCCGCGGTGGGGGCAGCTCAGGCGCGCGGCGATGCCATCGGTGCGGCTCTTGGGGCGGTCGTTGCCCGCGCCGGAGGCGCGGGTGCGGCAGCTAGTGTTAGTAGTGTTATTTCCCAGGCTAGCGGGCTG